CTGCCTTCGCGGCGCTGCCGTTCGTGCTGCCCTGCTGCTCCAAGGCGGCGACGAGCTGCGCGATCTGCTCGTCCTTCTGCTGCACCTGCCACCGGAGGATCAGGTTCTCCTCGGTCGCCTCGGCGAGGTGCTTCCTATATCCCTCGATGACTGCGAGAGCCGGGATCTCTTCGTTGTTCGTGCTCATTCATCCTCCATCAATGGGTCTGGCGGCACGGTGCCCTCTGGAGCGCCGCCGACACTACCGGGCACGGGACTGCTCTCGGCGACGCCGGGAACGCCCGGACCCCCGACCTGACCCTCGGGGATGTCCTCGGCAGTCTGGTACGGATCGATCTTCGGCGGCTGATATGCGTACTTGTTCCACATGTTGACCTCCGGTCAGATCTTGATGATCCAGTGCATGGTGGCATAGGGCTGGACGTTGGCGTGACCCCAGTCGGCCCCGGTGTTACCACTCCATGACGCACCACTGTTGTACGCGAGATCGCTGGTCCGCTCAAAGGTGGCATTCGCTCCCAACGCCGTCCATGCACCACCAGCACCGGGGTTGGAACCGAAGTCATAATCCCTCGTCTTCATGACGTGGTTGTGATCCGGGTTGTAGTGGTTGTGGGCAGGGAGATCGTTCACGCTGAGCACGACAGCGACCGACCCACCGATCTTGGCGAAGGTGTTGAACTCGGTCACGGTGTCGTCCATGCCGACCGGCACCCGTCCCTTGAGGTTCGGCAGCGTGAAGGTCGTGGACCCATCACCGGCACCCCACGTCACTCCGATGACGGCGAAGAGTTCGGGGAAGGTGGTGCGACTCACGGCAGCACCGTCACAGATGAGCCAACCCGGTGGGGCTACCGCAGCAGCGAAAGCCGACATCGATCCGGTGGGGGGTCCCGGCGCACTACCACCAACGGCGACCCACTCACCGTTGACCTTCACCTTGAGGGTGCCCATCAGTTGCTCCTCATGCCGGTGTCCCCCACGCGATGACATACAGGGTGCAGCCCCAACCGGTGAGCAAGTTCCAACCGCCGACACCGGTCGACCACTCGAAGACACATTCCCATGTCTCCGTCGTTTTACGAGCCGTGGTGACCCTCAGGTATTTATTAGGGTCGTTCGCATAGCAATCGGTGACCCACCCGGTGACCGTTGACAGGCCGGGAGCGAACGACGCTATGGGCACCGTGAACGATCCTGCCCCGTTGGTGACAGCCGTGTAGGCCGCGTGAACCATGACGGGTTTCGCGAACACCTTGTCGTGGACGGCTTGGCCCCACGTCGTGTCGATGGCGGCTCCCGTTGTCGGCCTCGTCAGGGTGCCGGGTTCAGACCACATCGAGGGAAACGGAGGAGCTACATCATCCGTGTCGTACCAGATGTCGAAGGTGCCGCCGGGATCGTCCGGTCCTACCGCCACCTCTTCGGTACCGGTAGCCCCGGCGACCGCCGTGTCGACGTACTGCTTGGTTGCAGCACCCATCGGGCTGATCGGGTCACGCGCCAGTTCAAGGTAACCAGTGCCGACGATCTTCATCACCGACAGACCGGGCTGGGCCATCGACCAGATCTTGAACTCAGCCCAGTTGGCTTCGGGGGTCGTGCCGCTCCACGTCGTGTTGATGTCGAGCCGGTAGCCGTAGTCGGCGGGCATTCCCATCGACAGCGCCGTAGCACCCTGCGTGGCCTGCCCGATCTGTAGCTGCCCCGGCGGCGGGAGGGTGTGGGTCACGCCGAAGGACGCCTGCCCGTTCGGGAACTTCACCCGACCGTCGTGGATCAACTCCATCAGCGTCTTCTCGATGCTGTTCGACCGCAGCTTGAACAGCATCGCGTGGTTCGCCGACGTACCCGAATGCACGTTGACTATCGAGTTGGTGTACGCCGCTGCTCCCGGTCCGTACTGAAACTCCATCGTCGGTGCGTACGTCGCGAGCTTCGTGATCGACGTTCCGCCGAGCCTGATGAGGTAGTCGAGTTCGGCGATGGCTCCGAAGCCGAGCGCCGTCGACCCAACACCTCGTGCCTCGGTGCCCATACCGAGCGCCGTGCCATCGGTGTGGGCGATGGCGTTCACCCCGACAGCGAGGATGTTGCCACCCGTCAGCGACGAATACGCTCCCGTCTGGAACCCCAAGGCCGTGTGGTTGATGGCAGTGGTGGTGGCGTTACCGGCTACACCCTTCGGCGCGTACAGCGCCGACGTACCGACCGCCGTGCTCCCCGTCGCCGACGTGAGCATGTACGAGGTGTTGGCACCGAGAGCCGTGTTGCTCGCTCCCGTCACCCTGTTGAGGGCACTCTGACCAACAGCCGTGATCGCCGTGCTCCCCGCAGCGGTGCCACTCATCGCACCGTAACCGACAGCGGTGTTCGCCCCTCCGGTCGTCAGGTTGCGACCTGTCTGGTAACCGACCGCCGTGTTGTTCAGGCCCGTGGTCACCGCGGTCAACGCCTGATAACCGACGGCGACGTTGTTGTTCGACGTGGTCACCGCTGCGAGAGCCAACTGGCCCAGCGCCGAGTTCTTCCCGCCGGTCGTGACGACTTCAAGGGTGCTGATGCCGTAGCTGGTGTTGCCCAACGCATCAGTCTCGGGCGGAAGTACAGCGTCCTCACCGGGTGGACCTTCGGGACCTTGGAGCTTCCCCATGTCGGTCCATACACCAGCCATATCGGTATATGTCCAGAGGTGAGAGTTCTCCTCGGGGATGGCCGACCCTTGGATGACGACCGAGTCGCCGATATCTGCTGGGGTACCGGCGTCAGTGACACCCGGCGGGATGAGCGTCCCGGTGGGTGGGGTCGTGACCGTGCCCTTCATGGTCACGCCAGTGCCGGTGTCGCCCTTGGGTCCTTCCGGGCCTTCCGGGCCTTCCGGGCCTACTGGACCGGCAGCTCCTGTTGCTCCGGTGGTTCCGGTATCGCCCTTCGGTCCTTGGGGACCGGGGACTGTCGAGGCGGCACCGGTATCACCCTTGGGACCTGTCGGTCCGGTCGCACCGGGAGGACCGGGAACTGTCGAGGCAGCCCCCGTGTCACCCTTGGGACCAGCAGGACCAGTCGCGCCGGGAGGACCGGGCACGGTGGAGGCCGCTCCGGTCTGACCAGTAGCACCCGTCGGGCCGGGTGGACCTTGGGGACCATCTGCACCCGTGTGACCGGTGGGTCCCCGCAGACCTTGGGGACCTCGGGTCGGGACAATCGTCCATACACCGTTTATCTGAGACTTGAGAATGGCTGGATTGGTGGTGGTGTCAATCCAAAGCTCTAGTTCAGCTCCGGGTTCATCGGGACCGGTCCATACCTCGTCCGTGCCCCCCGTCGACCCATTGGAGATAATGCCGCTTCCGGCTGCGACAACCATCCAGACCGGCCAAGCAGCGTCGCCGCCGATGAAGGAAACGTATCCCCGTTCACTGGCGGTGGGACGAGTAGATCCGAGCCATCTTGTACAGGTGATCTGCGTGTCGCCAAATACCTGAGGAACAACAAGGCGCAGATTATCCCCATTATCGGTAACCACTTGCGCCTCATAGACGCCTCCGAAAGTGGTCTGGGTCATCTCGGGAATAGACGAAACACCATCGAGGAGATCTGATCACCGGACGATCCAGTGATGGTTTCGAACCCGATGTTGCACGACAGGTCGATGCCACGCACAGCGATGTTGCCTCGTGCGATGGCGATGCTCTTGGTGGCCTGACCGATGGCACCGTGGCCTATGGCGCGCACCGTCGGGAAGGTGAGGCTGTCGAAGATGGAACGGAAGATGGCTGCGCTGACGGCGTGGGGGTCAGAGTTGGAGCTGACCTTGAGGATGACCTCCGCCCGAGGCTCTATCACTGTGTCCGTCATGTACGTTCCCGATCGGTGGCTCGGCCAACGCTGAGTGTAACTGGCCGGTCCATCCGATGTTCGCATCTTGGAGTTCTGTGATACAGAGCCAATGCGCTGCGCTCCCCTCACCGGGGAAGTGGATAATCAACATGGGCTTCAGCTTGAGAGCCTCGGCCTCGACCCTGATCTCCCGCCACCATGCCTGAATGGCGATTGTGTTCCGGCTCTTCACGTCTATATGCCAGACGGAACCGTCGAACATGATGTCGGCCTTGTCCGTGAACTCGCCCGCCTTCAGGCGTCGGACATTCCTGAGTCGCACCGTCTTCAGGAACTCAACGACCTTCCGCTCGGCGGTCTTCCCCCGGTCGAGGGCACCCTTCCCCCGTGATGCCATCAGGGAACCCGGTCAGGTCGGTTCACATAGGCCAGCCTACGGGTCAGCTCCCGGCTGAGGAGGCTGGCCGCTCGTTCCAGCGACTCCATGTAGATGGCGAGCGCCTTCTTCTTGGCCTTGATCTCGACGTAGGAGTCGGTGGATCTGGCGACCGCCGGGTCGTCCTGTGCCTCGGCCTTCCGCATCGCCACGGTCTTGGCCTCCGACGCTGCCTGCGCCTTCGCCTCGGCCCGACGGAGGAAGGCAGCCTGCTCGATCTCGTCGGCCTCGCACTTCGCCAACTGGGTGGAGAAGAAGTTCTGCCATGCCGTGAACTCGGCGAACAGGTTCATCAGATCCCGGTCGGACATCCCGGTGATGTCGTCCGGTATCTGTGGGATCTCGTCGTCAGGCTGCTGCCACGCGGGTCCGCTTCCCACCCCGCCCAGTCGAACGTCGAACCGAGACACCCGTCGGCGTTGCACCATCGTCTACCTCCACAATGTCCCAGCAAATGCTCCGGTACTCACACGACGAACAGACATGACCGTCGGGCGCTGCCCAGTCGGGGCGCTCACGGTACTGGATGCCGTGGTTGACGTGGTTGGCTACCTCGCGAGCCAGCTCCAGCTTGGGAGCGATGACCGACTCGGTGGCTCCGATGCGGAACTCCTTCACCGCGCCGTCGGGCTTCCACTCGTAGATGAACAGCATTTCTGAGACGTTGGCGAACTCAGGATATTGGCGCTGCAACAGCCACAGATAGAACTGGGCCTGCATCCGGTGGGAGGCGAACGGCTTGCGGATGGCCGACCACACCTGATCGACGGTGAGCACACCGTTCTGGAGCTTCTCGTACAGGATGGGAGCTTCGAACCGGAGCGTGCCGATGCCGATGGTCTTGATCTCGATGAGGTAGCTGCCCCCGGCGTTGAGGATGACGAGGCCGTCGGCGTGTCCCCAGATGAGGTACTCCTCGTCTTCGAAGGGGACCTCGACGTAGCGCCACTTCTCCATGCAGACCCGGCACCGGTCGAACGGGGTGAAGGCACCCATGACCGTGGAGTCGCACCCGCACTTCCACTTGCCCCAGAGGATGCCCATCTCGCTGAGCCACCGCTGCCACTTCTTGTGGGCGTCATGGCCGCTGGCGAACGCCGACTGCATTCGGAAACTCGGATTGGCGTCCGTCGTTTCCTTCTCCGCATCCATGATGCGGAAGTAGCTCCGCTGGGGGCACCAGTCGTCCTTCACCATCTCGGAGGGGTGGAGGTGGGCGATATCCCGGTCCTCGTCCCGACCGGCGCTGGCCTTCATGACGTGCCGTTCGATGATGGGCAGAAGAATCGGCCCATCGGGTTTGCTGCTATGTGTCGCCCGCAGTTTCTCTACTGCTGTGGCGCTCAGAGTTCTCCGCACTTTTCCTCCCAGTCGACCTGTCTCACCATGACGTAGTCGACCCCACCTAGTTCGATGCTCATCATGGGCATCCGGCCTGTACTGAGAGCGTTGAGCCGAAGCTGCTTCCAGTCGTCAGCCTTGATGGTGATGCCCTTCTTGCCGGTACGTTTGTTCTCGATCAGGAGTTCCCGCCCGACCCTCACGTCCTGCGGTCGACGCCATCCCGATCCACTGCCGGGGTTGACGGTGCCGCCGAACTGCTCAGCCGTTCGCTGCTCCTGCTTGTCCGACAGTCTCTTCTGAGGGTGTGACACTCTGCTCCTTCGGGGTGAAGTCGTGGGAGATCAGCGCCTCGGCCAGCGCCTCCTTGTAGATGCGTGACCACACGCGAGGGAACTCTTCTCGGACCCACTGACCAGCCCGATAGGTAGCGACGGACTGGGCCTTGTCGTGGGCCTTGATCCTCCCGCCCCGCTTCCTCATCTTCCGCTGGTACAACTTGGCCTCGATGCGGCATCCTTCACAGCGGCACCCGAGGTTCTTGTAGGTCGAGGAGGAGATGCTCTTCCCGATGAGATGACCTTCAGGTATTTCATCCAGCATGAGTCACCAGTGTATCAGGCCCGGAGAGCCAGCCTCATCACTTCGGATCTGATCTGCTCCTGCACGGTGAGGTCGTACCGGAGGTACTCCAGCACCGTGTCCCGTCCCCGATCACCGATGCGCTCGTCGTTGAAGGTGTAGTAGCCGCCGCCCTGCTGGATCACGTCGAAGACGAGCGCCGTGTTCAGCAGCTCACCGATGGTGTCGTAGCTACCGGGGTCGACCGGACCGCCCACGTCGAAGTAGAAGTCGAAGGCGCACCGCTGCTGGGGAGGGGCGCTCTTGTTCTTGATGGTCCGGCACATGATCGTCTGGCCGACCCGCCGCTTCTTGGTGTCGGTGAGCCACTCGTCACGGGCCACCTCGGCCCTCACGAAGTAGGCGAAGTCCTTGCCGACCCCGCCCGGTGTGGTGCGGGGGTCGCCGTGCATGACACCGATCTTGTACCGCCACTGGTTGATGGCGAGGCAGAAGCAGGGTCGGTCCGGGGCGACGAGCGATCGGCGCTGGGTGCCGCCGGACTTCCGCATGAACTGGTTGCTGAGTCGAGCCTGAAGACCGGGCATCCACTCGCCCACGTCCTTCTCGTTCTCACCGACGGGGACGAGGGCAGGGAGGGAGTCGATCACGACGGCGTCGACCGACCGCGTCTCCAATGCATCCACCACCAGTTGGAACGCCTTCTCCGCCTCGTTCAGCTCGGCGACCGCCACCTGATCAAGGTTCACGCCACAGGTCTGCGCCCAGTCGGGGACGAAGTCCTCCGCCGCGATCCACAGCGTCTCGTGGTTGGGGTTCACCTTCTGCTGGGCGGCGATGCTCTTCATCGCCACCACCGACTTCCCGGCTGAGGGCTGGCCGACGATCTCGTTCCACACGTTGAGGGGCCAGCCGCCACCGAGGATCACGTCGAAGGTGAGCGACCCGGAGGTGACACGGGGGATCACCCGCTCCTTGAGGTCGGCTCCCCGGATGATGACATCCCGCTTCTCCTTCTTGTTGAAGGAGCGGATGAGGTCGTTGAGTTCAGTCAATCTAGATACTCCGATATGTAGTGCTGCACCTTGATCACGACGTTGGGGCCGTGGGTGAAGTCGGCGACGTTCGGGCGACCGAACTTCCAGTGGAAGTCCCGGTCGAAGACCAACCAGATATCTGAGTCCCACTGGTCATTCAGGAAAAGAGCGGCCTGTCTGATCCGATCTTCGTATACCTCTATAACCAATGGGTTGTACATCTTCGACAACAGGTCGATCAGAAACATGTAGGGATCGGATTTCATGTTCACTCCGTAGAGAACGTCAGACAGTCGTTCCCCACACAGTCGGATCCCCCTGATCGAACATGCCATTGAACCCGCAGTCGAAGCACATCGGAGCGGGCGCTGGCCCTCTCGATGTTCCTTGCGACCGGGAGTAGTAGTGGTTCCCGCCGCACCGGGGGCATCCGTACCGTTCCGTACGGGACGCCTCACCTCCCTGCCAGTGGTTCATCGCCTCGAAAAGATTCTCGGGCGTAACCTGAATCTGGGAAGGAGGGATCTGGCCTTGAGGCTGCGAGCCGTTCTGTGGAATCTGCTGTTGGGGATATTGCTGTGGATACTGCTGTGGATGTTGCTGCGGCTGCTCTACATGAGCATCTGGTGAGCCACCCCCTAGCTTCTTAGCCCACCAGCCCTTGTCCGTATCCATTCAGTGGTCCTTCGCATCAACCCACGTCGGCCCGAAGCCTCCGCTGGCAATCAGTGGCACGTCTCCGAGGATCGGATCCCCGTGCTGATCGGTGATCGACTCCATGCACTTCACCACGAGGGCCAGCACCGCTTCAGCGTCACACACGTTATCCACTTCGACCACCACTTCGTCGTGGACCTGTACGACGATCCGGGCAGCCAGACCCGATCGGCGGAGTTCATCCGCCGTCAACACCATCGCCTCTTTCATGATGCAGGATGCGAACCCTTGGACGACGGCGTTGACGGCCTGTCGTTGTGCCCTCCACAACTCGCTGGTGTCCCCAGACCACAGATCGGGCAGTCGGCGTCGTCGTCCATACGGGGGGATCTCGACGTAGGGGTCAGCCCCTCGGATGTTGGGGTCACCCTTGCGGACCGCTGACGCCAGCACCTCCCGCTTCCACCTCTCCAGCGCCGGGAAGCCCTTGTAGAACTCCTCCAGCAACTTCTCGGTGGTCTTGATCGGACGACCGATCGTCTTCGCCACCTTCTTCGGGGACGCCCCGTAGAGCACGGCGAACGAGAAGGTCTTCCCGTTGGCACGCTGCTCCGGCGTGACCTTCTCGATGGAGATGGTGAAGGCGTTGGCCGCTGACCGGGCGTGGATGTCCTCGCCGAGGATGAAGATCGTCCGCATCGCCTTGTCCCGCGAGAGGTGGGCGGTGCAGCGCAGTTCGATCTGGTCGTAGTCGACCGTGACGAGGACGCCACCGGGTGGAGCGGTGAAGGACCGACGGAACATCCGGCCCAGTTCGGTCCGCACCGGGATCTGCTGGATGTTCGGCTCCGACGAGGTGAGCCGTGCCGTTCTCGCCCGGTGCTGCCAGAAGGAGGGGTGGACCCGGTGGGTGGTGGGGTTGACGAACTCCTCCTCGTACGGGACGAGGAACGAGTTCAGGATCTTGTCCAGCTCGCCGTACTCCATGAGCATCTCGGCGATGTCGACACCGTCGTCGGCCAGCGCCTGCATCACGGCCTTGTTGACCTGAGGCTGGTTCTTCTTGGTGAAGCTCACCGGCTCCAGTCCCATGCCGCCCTCGTCCTTGGAGCCGAACAGGAGCGCCACCTTCTCGGGGACGCTGGCGATGTTGAACTCCCGACCGGCCTCGTCGTAGATGGACTGGATCAGGGCGTCTCTTTCCTGAGCCACCTTGGTAGTCAGGTTTCGTATGACACTCAGGTCCACCCGGACCCCCACCTGCTCCATCTCCATGATCACCTGCTGGGTGTCCGACTCCAGTTCGAACACGTCACGGAACTTCGGGGTGAGCCGCTTCATGTACCGGCGGTACAACCACATCGTGTAGGTGATGTCCCGGCACAGGTACTCGGCGATGGCGTCGAAGGGCTTGTCCATGATCCCGCCCTTGGCGAGCGCCGGGTAGAACTCCGCCTTCCTCTCGGGCGTGGCCTTCGGACCGAGCAGCCAGTTGGTGGTCAGGGTCTTGAGGTCGTAGGCAGCCTGATTCTCGTTGAGGATGTGGGCGAGGATCATCGTGTCGTGGGGATGGGCCGTCGGGATCTGCCCGCCGTAGTACTTCGCCACCGACAGGAGATCGAACTTCACGTTGTGGCCGACGATGATCCGCTCGGGATCGAACAGCAGGGGCTTCAACGCGGCGAACACGATGTCGGGTCGCAACTGATCTACCGGCGGCTCGGAGAACTTCGCCGGGATCTTCACCCGCTTCTTCTTCGGCTTGGTGAACCGGGTGGGGTTGTTCTTGAAGGGCCGCACCGTCGAGAGGTCGTCCTCCTCGATGACGTGGGCAGGCTCGGTGCAGAACCCGAGAGGGTGACCGAGCGGGATGACGTGGCGCTGGCCGGGAGCGGCGAGGCCGACCCAGATCACCGAGTTGTTGGTGGTGTCGAGGCCGTCGGTTTCCACGTCGAGCACGACGTACGGAGCGCGAAGAAGGCGCTGGACCATCGGGTCCAGCGCCTCCTCTGAGCGCATCAGGTGCGGGTGTAGATACACCTCACTCGTAATCGTCGGAGTTCGCCAACTCCTCGGCGATCTCCTCCAACTCCTCGTAGGTCGGGACCGAGATGATGTCGGCCTCGTACAGTTCGATCTCGGCGTACACCGAGGTCGGAGGAGCCTCCATCTCGTAGTCCTCCAGCAGGGTGGCGGCGGACCGGATGGGGGTGACGTGGTGCATGGTCTGGAAGCCCTTGCCCGACCGGCGGGAACCCCAGAAGCCCTTGGTGAGGGTCTTGATCTTCGGGTCCTCACGGAACGACTTGAGCGTGTCGAACAGCCGGGGACCGACATCCCATGTGTAGTGGGTCACGTCTTCGCCGTCCTCGTCCAGCACCGCGATGTTGAACGAGTTGACCGACTGCGGCTTGTCACCGAGCACGTCACAGAGGGGGCACGCCTCATCGAAGGTGCCGAGGCAGACGTAGGGGCGGTTCTTCTTGTTGCCCTCGGCGTCGACCCGAGCCACCCAGTGGCGGGCGTAGCTGGCGTACGGCTCGTCCTCAAGGAACTTGAGAACCTGAGTCGTCGGGTTGTCCTGATACGCCTTGGCGTAGGTGGTCGGACCACGGTTGTTGTCGATGGTCTTCTGACCGGCCTGCCAGCCACGCTTGATGGTCCGACGCTTCGTCCCGTTGGTCGAGGCCGCAGCCTTCCGGGGGAGACGCTTCTCCTCCTCGCCGTCCTCATCGGTGACACGGGCACGCCTCGTCTTCGTGGCGGGCGGGTCGAGGTCTTCGGCGTCGTCGGCGACACGCTGTCGCTGACGACGGGGTGCCGGTTCCGGCTCACCCTCGTAGTCCTCACCGCCGTCGGCAGCCTCTGCGGGCGTGCCCTCGTCGTCGTCCTCGGGGATGAACTCATCCTCGTCTGGAATCACTGCTCTGCGTACCACTGGTCAGACCTCCTTGGCCTTGATCTCTGCGAACAACCGAGCCACCCGGATGGCGAACCGATCCGTTGGCGGTGACTGCTTCATGTCAACGATGACTTTCTCTTCTTCGGCGATCTGGACGATGCCTTCGATCTGCTCACGGGTCCACAGCCGCCGCCCCGCCGCCTGCGCGAGGTTGGAACCCCTCGGTGGTGCGGTTCGGAACGGGGTCTGTGGCATCCTGCCCTTTTTCTCCCATGAACGAATGGTGACCTCCTTGCGACCCAGCGCCTTCGCGAGGTGCCTGATCGTGAACCACTCCCTCACCTGACCCTTGTGGACAAGGTGTAGGGGACGATCATCCCAAGGGGGTGTGACAGTATCGGTGGCCGTCTTCTTGTCGGGCCGGTTCGCAGGCTTCCGACGACCGGGATAATCCTGAGCCTCTCCAGACTCAGGGTTATCCATCAAGTCACCGAACAGATCCTCGACCGGGTCGGGCATCACTTCTTCTTCTTGTTGACGATCAGCCGGGTGGCGTACTCGTCGTCGTCGGTGATCTCCTTCAACAGCTTGTCGGTGATCTGATCCGGGCCGTCGAAGTAGTTCAGGTTGGTGACCTTGTCCTCATCGATGACGAGGTTCGGGTCGATGACGAAGCCATCGGTGATGTCGGCGTCCTTCAACGTCTCCTTCACGGCGGCGACGATCTCCTTGACCGGGGCGTGGCCGGGAACCTCGATGCTGATGACGTGGGTCGTGGACTGCTCCCACTGCGACTCCGACAGGAGTTCCTTCGCCTTCTCGGGGTTGATGCCGCCCTTGGACTTCTTGTACTTCTCCGACTTGACGAACTTGACCTGTTCGCCAGCGACCGTCAGATAGCCCTCGTCGCTCTCTTCGAACGAGACGACGTAGCTGCCGGTGTTGTCCTTGTCGCCGATGGCCTCGACGTTGGCCTTGGTCCGGTCCTTGTACCGGTCGGCGGCATCCTTCGCCGCCTCGTAGAGAGCACGGGCCTTGAGGTGGTGCTCCAGATCCCGGTAGAAGACCGTCTCGGGGAACGAGTCGGGGTCGGTGGGATCGAAGGTGGGTTCGGGATTGACGGGGGTACGGGTGACGCTCATGACTGACTCCAGAGGTTGACGAAGACGGGTAGCAGGACGAGCTGGATGACGAACTGTGGGGTGAGCTTCGTCATCCAGTAGGGGTTGTCGGGGTCGGTGTGATAGCCACGGCCATCACCGCCCATCGGGGCGCTCATCGCCGGACTCCGTTCATGGCACGCAGGATCCCACGGACCACGAAGAGTCCGAAGGCTGCGAGGAGGCCGATGATGACGACGAGGCCGACGATGACCTCACCGAGGTTGATGACCTGTCCGCCGCCACCCTGACTGCCGTAGTAGGTGCCGTCGGAGTAGTAGGTGCCACCGCTGAGGTTGCCGCCGCCCACGCCAGCGTGGCGGATGCGGGGGTCATCGCTGTAGGCAGCGCCGAAGTTCTTCGCCGAGGTGCTGTTCCACGGGCTGAGGTTCCAGTCGTCCCGGTCGTAGTCGTAGCCACGGTTGCAGTTGGAGGGCTGGTCGTAGTGCCCGTAGGACGGGCCGTTCATCGGGATCGTCCCGGTTCCTGTGGGCTGGCCGTAGCCGGAGTGCTCGTTCATTTCGGTGTGCTCCTTGAGGTTCGGTAGATGGGTTGCCTCCAAAGAGTACACGTTTGGTATCAGCTACGCAATCCCTAGATACGCCTTCTCCAGATATTTCCTGAGATTATCCAGATCGACGTTGAGCGTCTCCACCTCACCGTCATCGATCCACGCATCGGCCACGTCCTGCTTGTGCTCCAGCATCAGGAGTTGGTAAGCCTCTACTGAATCCTGATGGAACAGATCGCTCACGAATATGGTGCGGTGAGCTGTGGAGGTCCGGTCGATCCGGGCACGGCGCTGGGCGAACACACCCGCCGACCACGGGAAGTCGTAGTTGATGAGGTGGGTGCCGCTGTCGAGGTTCACGCCGTAGGCACCAGCGTCGGTGGAGAGGAACACCCTGACCTTGGAGGACTTGTTGAAGGCGACGATCCTCTTCTGCCGGGTGGCCGCTGCGGTGTCTCCGGTCATGGAGACGAAGCCCCACCCTCGGGCCTTGAGCGCTGCCCCGATGATGCGGACCATCGGCTTGAACGATGCGAACACAACCACCTTGGCATCGGGGTCACCGTCGAAGACCTCGGTCAGGTGCTCCAGCAACAGGTCGAGCTTCGCCGAGTTCGGCTCCGGTTCGGACAGGGCCGGGTTGGTCAGGAGGCTGTAGCAGTACTCCGACCCGTCGTTGGTGGATTCGTCCTCGTAGTTGTCGGCGGACCACGCGAGGAGGTCGGGGTGATCCAGCAGGAGGCGCATGGCGTTGACCCGACGCATCACCTCACCCTTGAGCCGGTTGCCCTTGTCGTCCTTCGTGGACATCCCGTAGTGCTCGGAGATGTCGAACTGACCACCGGGCTGCTCGGCGTGCTGGTCCATCACCCGGATGATGTCGTGGGCGACGTACTCGATGATCGCCTGAGTCTTGGGGTAGGGGTAGTGGAGCGGGATCTGGGTGAACACCCGCTCGGGCAGGAACTCCTCCAAATCCTTTCGGGACTTCCTGTACATGGCGTCGCCGAGTAGCTCATGGAGCCGGTTCAGGTTGTGGTACCGAACGGGCTTGCCCCAGTTGTCCCGCACGATGAACACCCGGTCGAACTTGCGGAAGTCCCCGAACACGGTGGGGTCCACCCACTCCATGATGGAGAACAGTTCCTCGGGCCGGTTCTCGGTGGGCGTGCCGGTCAGCGCCATGCGGAGGCTGACCTTGGAGGCCATGGCCTTGAGACGCTTCGACCGCTGGGTCTTCAAGCCCTTGATGGCGCTGCACTCATCCAGAATCATGAAGTCGGTCGGGAGGTACTTCCGCACCTCGTCCCAGTCGTGCTGGATGTTGGAGTACCCGAGGATCGTGTAGTCGGCTTCGATCTGATACTGGGCCGTGCGCTGTCCCTTGGTGCCGTCCACCACGACGATGGAGGCACCGGGATCCCACTTCTTGATCTCCTCGGCCCACTGGTACTTGAGGCTGACCGGACAGACGATCGACCCTCGGGTGGTCTTCCGGCGGGCACGTCGGCGCTTCACCGCTTCGATGGCGACGGCACTCTTGCCGCTGCCCATGATGAGTCCGAGGAGGAGGCTGCCCCGCTGCTGGGCAAGCCCCGCGGCCTCAAGCTGGTAGGAGCGAAGTTCAGGCATGGCTCCCTAGACTACACAGTTGGATCTCCAACGCAGAAGGGACCGGATTGCTCCGGTCCCTCCTACATAGATCCTGAGTATGGAGAACCGTCAGGATTCACCCACTCGTTCACCGATGGTGAGCAGGGCTTCCAGCTTCGCCAGCACCACCTGCTGGTTGTCGAGCGTGCCCTGCTGCTCTTCCAGCACGCCCTTGAGCGCCTTGATGATGGCGGGGATCTCGGCGTCCATGGCCGTCATGGCCTCGACCTCGTCCTGCTTCTTCTTGAGGGGACTGCGCCGCTGGGGCTTCACCGTGGCGGGCCGTCCGTAGAGACAGTCCAGCAGGCTCTGCTTCGACCGGAAGTCGGTGGGGTGCAGCCCCTTCTCCTTGACGAGGTCGCGCAGTTCGTTCCGACCCATGGCTTCCCACTCGGGGTTGAGCGGCGGGCCGGTGTGCTCGCCCTGCTGGCCGTCGTGCTCACCAGCGGGGGTGACCGGGATCTGCTCGGGCACCATCGGTGCGTCGTCCTCGGCGGTGACACCGAAGTTGGGATCGACCGGGTCGACCTCATCGATGCTCTGCACGACCGAGGGGATGGTGACGGCCACGTTGTCGGGCACCGGCTGAGGCGTCTTCACCTTCGTCCTGACCTTCGAAGGTTCGGGTGTCGCCTCCTCGCTGGCGGTCAGGGCGTCGAGTTCCGCCTGCATGGTGTCGATCTCGGACATGGGTTGCTCCAGTTCTGTGATGGCGTCCAACTGCCACAGACCCTCATCGATGACAAGGATCTGATGGCCCCGCTGTAGCGCCTCCTCGATGAAGGTGCGCGCTTCGTGGTCGAGGTCATGTCCAGCCGCCAGAAGGATGACCTGTTCCCGGCCATCCACTTCGATGTCATCGCCGTACTCGTCCGGCCATTCGAACTGGTGCGGCATGGTGGCCCGCACATCCTTCGACGGCAGCGTGTCCCCGTAGGAGTACGAGTACGCCCTGACGTGGTCGTTGCCGCAGATGGCAGCGATGTCGGTCAGGATCCGCTTGGGGAGAACGTCGGTGGCGAAGGGGAGGAAGCTCACGTCCATCGTCGGGACGGAGTTGCCGTCATCATCGATGAGGGTGGCTCCCTTGGTGATCTCCGCGAACTCGGCGAGTGCCTCGGCAAAGACCTTCGGTGGAAGGTGGTCTGGGTCACCGTCGCTGACGATGATGAACTCGTAGGGCCGTGGTGTCATGTCCATTGTGGTAGTGCTCCGATGTTGTTACCGGCGCTGGCGAGAAATGGATTCGATCAGCACCGTGAGATAGGTGTCCAGTTTGAGTGTGATCCGTGAAACGCCGACCACTGCGGGGCCGAAGTACCAATTACTCCAGCCGCCCCAGATTATAGCCAGACTCATCCCGAGAATCCAACGGATCAGAACATAAACCCATCTGGGCAGTTCGAATCCTGTGTGGTCGTCCAGTGCTTCGATGCCGTAGGTCATCACGGCGAACACCGCGAAGCCCAGCAGGACGTACGCCATCAACTAGTCAGTTGCGGCCAGCGCAGGACGAACTTCCCGTCGGCCCTCTGCTCGACGGGGACGACGATGACCTCGACCCACTTGGTGCCGAGTTCATCAGTATCGATCTGGATGGGGTACCGAACGGTGTCGCCTACGACCGTCATCTCCATGCCGTCGAGCGGACCGCCTAGCCACTCCGCCGTGACCATTGCTGCCTCCAGTGCTGCCATTGGTTAGCAGTATATGTACCCGCCGGTACAAAGGAAGAACACAATGTGTCGGTAAACACAACGACGGCCCGCCCCGAAGGGCAGGCCGTCGTTCCCATCTACCTAGAAGGAGCCGGTTCCCCGTAGGGGCTGGCTCAACTCCTCCAAGGAGAAACTGCAACCGGTTGGGCCGGAGCGCAGCGACGAGGGGCTACCACACCCTTCGCCTGTAATCACCATACAACAGGTGATCAGGAGGTCAAAGCGGCGATCCTGAGTGTCCTGAGCCGTCAGATTTCATCCAGTGATTTCGCCACGGTGTCAATCGCATCGTTCCACTCCCGGTTCTTCCGGGTGTTCGACCGACGGAGGAGGGTGAGGACTTCGGTCACCTTCTCCGACTTCCGCTGGAAGGCGTCCTTCTCCGCGAGCAGCCGGTCGTAGGAGTCAGCGACATGGTGTATCTGCTGCTGGGTCAGGCGGATCAGCGTCCACTCCTCGTCGGCGGACACCGGGTACCGACCGACGACGGCGGTGCGGAGGAAGTCGCCGATGGCGACCTTCAACGGCATCTCCGAGAAAGGCGTCCGAGGGGAGCGGGGGGCGGGACCCGGCTCACCCTCGGACACCTGAATGATACGAACAGCCCCACTCAAGGTGGGAAGCGATGTGCTGTCCGCCTCATCCATGAACCTCTCAGGCTATCAACCGCCGCTGGCTGCCCACGGGGACCAACCCGATGATCGGTACAAAATGTCGGCCACCTTGGTGTTGCACACGGCGTTGTCCCAGTCGTTCGGCGTGCAGCCCACTTGGTAGTACTTCGGGCCGTGGATCGACATCATCGTCTGGAAGCACCCTCGGGCCGATGAACCCGGATTGGCGGCGCTCGGGTTGTTACCCGACTCGCGCATGATGACCTGACGGGCCTTGCCGTGGTCACCGGAGAAGTGACCGAGGGCTGAGAAGCAGTCGCCGCTGCTCTGCTGGTTGATGTAGTTCGCCACCGCCACCTGCTGGTCGTGCGGCAGGCTCAGCCACAGCGACTTCTGTTCCTCCGTACAGGCGGAGGCCAGAAGGACACTGGCGCACGCAAGGGTCAGTAGTAGAAGATGTCTGACTCGACGGGTCATTGGTAACGCTCCTGTCGGGGATATGGGAAAGCCCGCCGAGTTCGCGCTCGGCGGGCTTCTTGACTTTGTCCTGTCATCGAACGGTAACCCATCCGGTTGTCAGTCGCAAAGATCCCCAGCAGGGATATTCCTGAGATTCCGGGTCCCTCAGGTATTTACGCCTCCTCTCCGTGGGGCCGGTGGGCGACGGCGATCACGGGGCGTCCACGATCGCGCTCCCCCGACAGGCAGGAACCGAGGATCTCGGTCTTGCCGTCGTACTTGTCCCGCACATGCTTCTCGGCTGCGCCGAACATCATTCCGCCGGTCACGCCCGAGAGATCCTTCATCGCCACCAAGGCGATCATGGGGTCGTTCTCGAAATCGTCGGGATCGGCGAACTGCTGCTTCATCTTCTCCACTGTCATCTGGCTCATGGCACTGCTCCTTGTTGGTGATGGACTATCGGTCGAGTGAGTAGACCTGTTCCTTCGGGGGGAGGCCCACTCCCCGCTTGAACTTGCCGACCCAGATCCGCTTGCGGAGGGACCGGCCCGGTCCGTAGGGCTGCATCTTCCAGTGGCCCTGCGTCTCGGACTCGTGGGTGAGCTTGCGCCCGCTGCCGGGGTTGAGGGTCGGCTTGGTCGGGGCGTTCTTACGGAGGTGGATGATGTGGACCTCGTCGTTGCCGACGGTGGCCTTCCGCCGCTTCTTCGACTTGTTGGTGGAGGGCTGGCGGACCTGACGCTCGGTGTGGCGCTCGGCGGTCAGCAGCTTGTTGAGGGTCCAGAACAGGGTGCGGTCGATGGCGATGTGGCGTGCCGCCAACTCGGGGTACTCGGCGTGGACGATGGTCATGGACTCGCCCATGTCGTCGGCGGCGGTGTCGAAGAACCAGTCGTTGCGCCCGATCCCCATCCACTGCTCGTCGCCGAACGCCCTGTCGAGGACGGAGTCCCACACCTTCTGGACCTCGACATCGTTGATGCCCCGCTCGTTGATGACCGCCTGCTCCTCGTCGGTCAGGCGGTTGAGGTGGAGGTTGTCCCTCGTCAGCAGCGTGTCGCCGGGTGCGGTGATGAGGTACGGCTCCCCCTCCTTGTTCTCGGGACTCACCACCCGCAGCCCGATCTCGCCGCTGAGGGCGTAGTGCTCCCGCCAGATGTAGGAGGTGGTGGTCATGGCACGGCGGAGGCCGTGCTGGGACTGGACCTCGTCAATCGTCCACATCATGGCGCTGACCGGGAACTCGGCCTTGCTGTCGACCGCCGGGATGTAGATCGGATCGGGGAACACCACGAACCCGCTGTCGGCGAACAGGCCGATCTCCTCCAACACGATGTCGGCGTCGGCTTCGAAGACCTGAGCGGCGATGGTGTCGAGGTGGGCGACCCACTCCGGTGACACCCAGAGGTTGGTGGCATCGGTGAGGCCGTCGATCTCGTTCTGCATGACCTCAACGCGGGCCTTGGGGGTGTAGTTCTCGAAACGAGTGACGGGGAACTGGCTCCAGTTGCGCTGGGCCAGCGTCAGCTTCCTCAGGAGATGGGTCCTGATCTTCGGTACGTTCTTCGCTGTCGGCTCCATGTACAAGACTATATACCATCTTGTGACAGATACACCATTGGAAACCTGAGACTTCAGGGACTCAGGAAAAAAGCAGCCCCACAACGCAACAGGACCGCCGCACGAAGCGACGGTCCTGTTACGGTCGACCCTCACCTGTTCGAAGGGAGAAGGTTGTTGACCAACTCGCACCGTAGCGCAACTGACTGGGTTGTCCACCGCCGTGTGCTGAACACGTTCTGGCCGGACCGGAGGCGCAGCTACTACCGGGACCGGGACAACGTCGCCGCCTTCATCACCGACCACTGGCAGTCCATGGGGCTGCTCAAGAACGAGGCGGCGGTGCTGGTGAAGCTGATCGCCTCGACCACACCGACGTGGCCGTGGAAGTACGTCCTCATGGGGGCGAGCCACTTCACCGGCAACAGGTTCCTCGTCGCCAACGAGTCTGAACTCCGGCGGGCCATCAGCGGCCTGAGGCGGAAGGGCTTCGTCAACGCCGGGAAGGTGGAACAGGAGGGTCGCGGTGGTCAGTGGCACGGCATCCCGGTCCGGTATCCCGTGCTGGAAGCAGCGCCTGACCTCATCAGGTTCTGCCGGGGTGAACGCTACGAGTTCACGGTGCAGGACATCACCCTGACCGGTCACCTCAAGGTGTCCAAGGTGAAGGGTCGGCCCTGCCCGAACGTCCCCTCACTGACGCTGGAGGACTTCCTCTACGACGGCTCCGTCAAATCCTCACTGCTATACGAAGGGGTCGATTCTGACGGTGAGGATTGTGTAGATCTACACAATAGGAATGTGGAAACCTACACATTCCTCACTTCGCCTGAGCCACCGGTCTGGAGGCCAGATCCCGCTTGGGGACTGCCGATTGACGGCCTCTGGTTCGAAATGTGAACGCCGTTCAATGTACGCCAACAGACAGCACCAGAGAGGGAACAGAGAAGAAAACAGAGATAAATAAAAACACCTCTTGAAGAGGGCGACCTCGCTGGCGCTCGGCCGCTTATGGAAACCAGACCGGAGACAGGATGAAACGACGACAGCAGGAAGAGGAGCCACCTCTGCTCGGTGCTCGGGAGAAACGGACGATGGCTACTGCTCATCCGTCCGGCCACGCACATGCTCTGGAGTGGACGATGGATCATGGCGTGAAGGAGTTCCTGAAAGCCGTCCAGCGGTGCGACCCCGAGTACCTCCCACGGCTCCCTGACACCTACGAAGGGAAGGTCCACCAGAAGACCGTGCGGGACCACTACACCTCGTGGGTGGACAGGTGGGGACACGACCTGACTCGGTGGGCGGTCAGCAAGTTCTTCAACGAGGTGTACCTCTACGAGCAGCCCGAGCGGTCCTACGCGTTCGCTCCCCACTCCAACCTGTCCAACTGGATGAGCATCCAAGGGAGCCGAGCCATCCGGCAGGAGATCTGGTGGCGGAAAGAGCAGCAGCGGTTCATCGACATCTGGGAGAACCGCGATGATGAATGACGACCCGGTGGATGATGACATCTGGTGGTCGATCATCGATGACTTCAACTCGCCGATGAAGAACCGCTACGTCACCGGAGGACGCATGGCCCTGAAGGAGCAGTCGAAGGCCGAGGAGTTCATGGAGCGGGCGCACGGGATACCGCTGCGGACGTTCATCTACTACAACGGCAAGTCGATGGACGACGCCTACGCCCTCACCTACCGGGTGCTGCGTGACTCCGGTGACAACTTCTGGCACTTCACCGGAGCGAACCTGCTGCGGCTCTTCCGCCTCGCCATGTCCGACGATGTCGTGGCTGCCCGGATCCGGTCCCTGTCGAAGACGATGTCGGTCCTGATCAGCGAGCTGGACATGACCGACGCCACCGGCTGGGAGTGGTCCACCATCGGCGGGTTCATCACGGACTTCCAAGCCGACAACCCCGACGGTGAGCGCAAGCTGTACATCGTGACCTCGTCGGCCAACCTCCAGCGGATGGCCTACCGGGTGAACACCGCTTACCTGCACATGACCAACGGCCACGACGGCATCGTCTACCCGTACGGGGTGGGGTGATGTCTGAGCATGTCGACCGATGGGTGCTCGCCGAGATCGGCACCTGTCACTTCTGCGGTGAACGGGTGCGGGTGTTCCGCGAACCGTTCAGCGGTGAGGACGCCTGCCGCCCGTGCTGGGAGCAGATCGTCTACGGGGAGGACGACTGATGGAGGGCAACGACCTCGGCGTCAGGGAGACGGACCAGATCATCGTGGTGCTGGAGGGCGTGCTCACCCAACCGGTCCTGCGGAAGCGCCTGATCCTGTCCAACCAGTGGACGCCCGCCACGACGTGGGCGTGGAACATGCTGGGCCTCAAGCAGGCGTACCGCTGGACCACTCAGGGGATCGACGTGGAGGTGGTCACGTTCCTCGGCGAGGAGGTGGCCGACGACGCCAGCGACTTCCTGAACAACGCCGATGTCGCGGTCGGGGGCGTGATCCCCTACGACTACAACGTCTTCTGCTCCACGCTGGTGCTGAAGACCTTCCGGGTGCTCGGGGTGTACGACAGCGACCCCGACCGGATCAACCACTACGGGCAGCGGGGCATCCTCGTCCCGGCCATGGGCTACCTACCGGATTGAGAGAGATGGACCAGACCACCGACTACGAGGCGCTCGTCCTGAGCGCAGCCATCACCCAGAGCCGAGTGCTGGATCTGCTCGACGCCAGCATCCACGAGGATGTCTTCCGTAAATCCATACACCTGAACATATTCAGGAAAATGATCGAGTACGGACCACTCACGGACCTGACCATCATCCACACGGTGTACCCGAACTGGCAGCCGGTCGAGGCGACCCAGCCGCTGTCGGTGTACCTCGGCCACCTCGTTGAGACGAGGGCGCAGGACGAGTTGATCGAACGGATCACCGTCGCCATCAACGACGGCGAGTTCAACGCCCACGTCAACGGCATCATCGCGACGGAGGTCCAGCAGAAGTACCGCTTCGGCTCCGTCGCCGAGAGCACCGACATCCACCCCCACGCCGTTGCCAACAGTGCTGAAATCCTGAGGCGGCAGCGGACTCAGGGAATACCCTTCGGCCTGCCCTCCCTCGACAAGGCCACCAGCGGCTGGCAGCCCGGTCAGTTGATCACCCTCACCGCCCTCGCCAAGCAGGGCAAGACCACGGCGCTGGTCAAGATGATGTACGCCGCCAAGATCGCCGGTCGGAACATCCTGTTCTGCTCGTTCGAAATGACCACCGACGAGCTGCTGCGGATGTACGTCTCGCTCGCCTTCGAAGTCGACCTGACCGCCCTCAGGGAGGGGTCGCTGACCAAGAAGGAACGGGACCGGGTCGGAGCGGAGATCCGTCGTCTCCGAACCTTGGAGGGTGCCCGCATCATCGACACCCGCCGGGAGATCGACACCATCACCAAGCTCCGGGGACTGCACACCACGTTCGAACCGGACCTGATCATCGTGGACGGCATCTACATGATGACCGACGAGCAGGGAGAGCCGTCCGGCTCCCCTCGGGCCATCACCAACATCACCCGTGGCCTCAAGGAACTCGCCATGGAGCGGGAGATCCCGGTCGTCGCCTCGACCCAGAGCCTGATGAGCAAGACGGTGCGGGGGAAGCTCAACATGTACTCGGGCGGCTACTCGTCCTCCTACGCTCAGGACAGTGACGTGCTGCTGGGACTCCGTCGCCTCGGCGGGGACTATGTCGAGATCGAGATCCTCGCCATGAGATCCGGCGTCCCGACCCTCGCCTACGTCAAGGTCGACTGGGTGAACGGCGACATCTCCGAGGTCGACCGTGGCGATGCTGGTCTGCTGGCCGTCCTCGACCCCAGCGGGAACGGCGGATCGTCAACCGGACACCCGGCGAGCGCCCTGTGATCCTCGACCTCCTCACCGAACTCGGGGTCGAAGGACTCCACGAGAAGGGCGACGAGGTGATCGGGCACTGCCCGCTCCACGAGGAACGCACCGGCTCGGTCGACCACAAGCCGTCGTGGTCGATGAACACCGAGCCGCCGTTCGTCCACTACTGCTTCTCCTGCGGGTACAAGGGCACGATCATCGGCCTGTTCCGTGACCTCGGACAGGAGCCGCCCGAGGATCTCCGGGGCCAGATGCTGGTGGTGTCGCTCTCCAACTACCGGAACACCGCGGTGGTGGCGGACCGTCGCCGGAGCATGGCGCACCACCCCGCTCGTCCTCCGGCAGAGGAGGAGCTGGACCCGACGATCATCGAGGTCCCGAAACGGCTGGCGGACCGGAGGAAGCTGGTACCGGACACTCTCGACCGCTACGAGATCCGGTGGAGCACCCAGACCAAGTGCTGGGTCATCCCGCTGCACGATCCCGACGGCGAACTGGTCGGGTCGCAGGTGAAGCAGTCCGGGGCCGTCTACACGCTGCCCAAGGGGATCGACAAGGCGAAGCTCCTGTTCGGCCACCACCGCAACTCACCGTCGAAGTTCACCGCCGTCGTGGAGTCACCGCTCGACGTGGTCCGGCTCCACCAGTGCGGGGTTCAGGCCGTCGCCATCATGGGGAGCTACGTCTCCATCGCCCAGATCGATCTGCTCGCCGAGTACTTCGGCATCATCGCCTGCCTCGACAACGACCCGGCGGGCTACAAGGGCAATCAGTTTCTCGTTCAACGACTGACGAGAATGGGGAAGGCCGTGTTCCGTGCCGATTATGAAGGGTACCCCTACAAGGATCCGGGTGAGTTCCCCAGCGACACCGAACTACGCGAGTTCATCAAGGCGTCCTGTCCGTTTCTCTGAGGAGACGTACCAGCCTTCCCGCTCCCAGTCGTACAGGTAGTGGATGACCTTCAAGTTCGTGACGAGGTGGGCCTCGGCCTGCTTGACCGGAGGATCGAGGGCCGTCGTCTTCCATTCGAACCGGTCGTGGATCGTCCGCTCCGCCCGCTTGATGAGGACGGTGGCGATCCCGAGGACAGAAACTGCGACGATCAGTAGGAGAATCAGCATGAGCCAGATACTAGCGTGTCGTCACTAGTTTTTGATGCATCCATAGATCGTGACCTCCCCACGTCCCTTCACATCGACCGTGACCTCCTGATTGGAGTACCCCGGCGGGCACTCGATGAGGGGAGCGGGTTCACCCGGATCACCCTTCGGCCCCTGTACGCCCTGAGGTCCGGGCAATCCTCGGGGACCCGGCTCACCCGTGGCACCTTGGGGACCCGGCGCTCCTGTCGCTCCCGGCTCGCCTTGCGGTCCCGGCACCGTGGAGTCAGCGCCCTGTGGTCCCGGCGCTCCTGTCGAACCCGGAGCACCTGTAGCTCCCGGTGAGCCAGCCGGTCCGGGCACCGTGCTGTCAGCGCCGTTGGCACCAGCCGCACCGTCGGAGCCATTGGCACCGGGCAGTCCGATGATCGACTCACCCGGCGGACCGATGATCGAGTCACCGGCTCTGCCGGTCGCACCAGCAGCACCTGCCCTACCGGGTTCGCCCTGCACACCCGGTGGTCCCATGACGGTGACGCCATTCTCACCGCGTTCACCCGGCGGTCCCGCTGGTCCGGGCGGTCCCGCTGGTCCTGACACCCCAGCGATCGGCTCGGGGATCGCCGAGGTGACCGTCGCCGAGAACAGCACCGCCGTCATGAACAGCATCACCCCGACCAGCGCCCATACGCTGCTCCGCTTCATGGCAGCTTCGTCTCAGGAGGATCGGGCACCTCAAGTCCATGGTCGGCCAACCGCTCGGCGAGGTCGAAGGAGTAGCGGCGGCACACCACCAGATCGTGGCGGACCCGTGTCAGGTCGTCCGACATAGCTCCAGCTTCGTCGTTCAACGCCCGCCTGTCACGCTTGCGAAATTCATGAACCGCCAGCGTCACCCCACCAGCCCCAGTTAGAACCGTGCCGAGGCCGAGGGCGAACGTCTGGAGGTCCACACCGTCCTGCTCCTTAGAGCCAGAGGAAACCGGCTGCGGTGAAGGCCAACCCCGCCGCCACCAGCACCGAGTTCCATGGGTAGGCGTACGGACCGTTGGGAGTGCCGGGACGGATGAACCCAGCCACCGCAGCGATCACGAAGAGGATCAGGGCGATGAGGAAGAACACCTCGGCGGTATCCCCATTGGAAACGATGACTGAAAGCATGATTTACCCCTTTATGAGATCTCCGCATCTCGGAGATACTCGATCATCATGAAGTTGCCATTGTCGTCGGTGGGACTGGCCCTGACCGTCTTGTAGATGTTTATGGCATTCATGTAGATAGCGGCGGTGATCTGGTTCCCAGCAGCAACCGTGAAGGTCGTTGACCCGTTGAGAATGAAGAAGTTGTGATGCGCCCCGACTTGGCCGATCCGGTAGAGCGTCCCCGACTTGACGATGGAGAGGATTGACGGAAACCCCTGTAGGTCCGCCGCTCCCCAAGCAGATCCGTAGCAGGGCATCGCTCCTGCCGTCACCCTGACCCGGCCAGCAGCAGGAGCGGTCCAGACCCCGTTGGCGAACGTACCCGAGGGATGTCGGTAATCGACCGTGTCGAACGGAAGGGTGATGTGAGCAGCGTCAGTGCCGACGTGGAAGTCAGCGGTCAGCCGAACCACCAGCACGGTCCCGGCCTTGGCGAGGTTGGTGGTCTTGGTGTTGAGGTTGCTGATGCTGGTGGCTTGCTGAGCGACGGTGGCGCTCAGAGATCCGTACTGGTCGGAGACTTCGCCGACCGAACTGGCAGCGTTGTCGGCCTGAGTGGAGATGGCGTCCAGCACCGGGTCGAGGGTGTTGGTGAACTCGGAGAAGGCCACCGTCGCGCTGGCCCGGTCACTCCCGTCCGGTATCTCCAGATTATGTGTCCCGTATTGAGCCATTATCCCCTACCACTTGATGATGAAGTTGATGCCCCGCCACGGCGGCATGTTCTCATGAGCTTGGTTGCCGCCTCGGTAATCGGTGGAGAAGTTGTGAGCGTGGTCCCCTTGAGCAGCCCAGTCGGTGTTGTAGTCACGCTGCCCGGAGATGGTGAACGTACCCATGCCCCATGAGTTGTTGCCGGTACCGACCCCGGCGATGGACTGGATGTAGTGCCAGTGGTTCCCCGCCGCAGCGGTACCCCCGGCGTGAGCGTGGCTTCCGATCTGCGCCTCGGAGAGAGCGACGGTCTGCGCTCCACCGGCAGCGTTCAGAGCGACACCACTGGCACCGGGACCGAAGGGCGAACGACCCCTGAAATCTGGAGTGTTCGCACCAATCAGGGTTCTGAGAGCGTTGTAGTCCGTCCCGGCAGGGATGGCCGCTCCGTCGCACAGGAGGAACCCAGCCGGGGCAGCAGCCCCGGCGAACATCCTGACCTCTCCGACCGGGGACAACTTGTCGAGGAAGCTGCGGAACGCAGTCTCGATGTCAGCCCAGTCGGTGTCATCAGGGACGGTGATGCCCCTGTAGGAAGATGGCATCGATCAGGCGATGTGGTCGGGAGGCAGACCCGGCGTGTGCTGCGCGATGACCGAGGTGTTCCAGTACGTCTGGCTGTCGGTCGCCTCGGGGTAGGTCGAACCCCACCACGGGTCGACATCCCAGATCGTCTGGTCCATGCCCATCACACCGAGCATGATCTGGTCGCCGCCGAGCATCTGCTCGTTGGGGACGTGGACGCGGTTGATGCCGTTCCAGCGATATACCTTGTTGTCGAATCTGATGAGTGCGAACATCTGATCAAGTCCAATCTCCGGGGGTGGGTTGTCGGGACCGGGCGCTCCGCCCGACCAGCTCCATCCGCCAGCGTTGTCGAAGTACTCCGAACCGTGGCGGACAGAAACGTGTACATGATGGTCATGTTTGTTGGATCCGGTATATGGACGCCATTGTCCAGCCGGATATGACTGACCCTGCCCGCTCGCGATCTGCCCGTTGCTGATGATGTACTTGACCCGAGCCTCGGGACCCTTGGTCCGGTCCGCCAGCCAGTGGGCGAAGGCGTAGCTGTCGAAGCCACCGCCGGGATCATGCGTGTAGTCCCGAGCACACACAGCGTTGTGGCAATCACACGGATTATGGTCGCTGGTGGACGCGCTGTGACTGGCGTCCCCGATGCTTCCATCGCTCGCCTTGTTCCGGTTCGGGGCCGAGGCGTTGATCTCGTTCAGAAGCTGATCGAGGGAACTACCGACATACCAGCTCATCGCTCGTCCTCCGTCACCAGCTCGTCGTCACTCGGCGTGGCGTCTTGGTCGTCGTCACCGAGCCGACGCAGCTCGACCTCGGGGTCCACGTCGTCATCACGTCCCCGGATCCTGTCTCCGAGGTCGTCAATAGCGTCGCCGAGCCGCTCCCGAAGGTTGCGATCCTCGTCGTCGTCACTCATGGAGGCCACCTCATTTTCCACCGATTCTTGGTGCTCTGCCACCTTACCAAGAACCTCTCGTTGATTCAGTGCTGCGTATTTCCAGCCACATCCACAACGGGATGTGAAGAATGAGAACCCACCTTTATCCTCTTTACTGAATCTCATCCTATGTGGATACGGTCCGATGAGATCTACCTCATCCCAGCCCATCTCGGGCTACGTCACAGACCCGTTGTTCATGGGGGTCACCTTGAGGAACGACGACTCGTAGATGTAGCAGCCACCTCCTGCGGTGGCTTCTGACGACACGATGGCGAGTTCAGCCTCGGTGACGGTTGCGTCCACATAGACGACGCCCCTCATCGTCACCGAGCGCCGGTCAGCCGGGGTGACACCGAGGCCGTCGAAGAACACAGAGCCGACCGCTCCGTTGGTGTCAATGTGCCCACTCCACATCTGGGACGTTCCATTGGGAACGACACCGAGGATCGACCAGTTGTTCGACACGGCTCCCGTCCCCACCGAGATCGTGAACTGGGTACCCAACTGGATGTCGGCGGCAGCATCAGCGGCGAAGCTGATGATGGCCTCGTACTCGTACCACTTGTCACCGCCCGACACCGTCGCCATCAGTATCGGATCGGGTACCACCGTGGTCCCGACGACCGCCGCCGCTTCCATCGTTCGGAACTTGTAGACCGGGACACCGGTACCGGACGGCAGCCGGTTCTTCATGACGAACTTGGACTCCGTCGTGTCCCATGTCGGGACCTGATCGTTGAGTGGAGCCACCGTTCCCACGTCGTACAGGGAAGTGAGCTTGTACGTCTTCGCGATCCAGCTACCCGCCTCCGTGACGAGGGTGTCGCCGTTGGCAGCGGTGGGCAGGAACCCGGCGAGGCCGACCATCTGCCAGTGAGGGGTCGGACTGGTTTCCCACTGGAGAACCTGTCCGTCGGCCCGAGACGCTGGCAGCACATCGGTGCTGACGAACATCGTCTGGTTCCACGCCGTACCGGACCACTGACGAACTTCGCCCGTGAGCGGATCGATGTTCACCGCTCCCGGCGGGCCTGACGGAGGCAGAGAGCCGGTGGCGATGAAGGTGATCGCCCCGCTGGGGGTCTGCCACAGGACCCCGGACGGACCGAGGGTCAGGACATCGCCGTCAAGATGAGCACCTCGGGGAGGGACCATCGCACCGAGCAGCGTCCACGTCCCGGTCGTGGAGGATCCCCACTTGAAGTAGTAGATCGACGCGTTCGTCGTGTTGGCCCACCACTGGGCCGGGATGGTGGCCTCGTTGGCCCAGTCGACGGTGATGGTCCCCGTCGGAGGGTTGTTGGCGTCCTCGTGGATGACATCACGCCAGTGATAGGTCCCCGGCGAACCCGTCTGGGCCGTCAGGAACTTCATGTTCCCGGTGGACGTGATGGGCGGCAGCGTCGAGTCACCGCCGATGACACCACCGGCCAGCGGAGGACTGATGGCCGGGACGATGCCCGAGATGCCGTCGGCCAGCGCCACGTCTTGGAGGGCCGAGTTGTACGCCGAGGCCGTCCAGTACCCCTCGGTGAACGTCACGTCCTCGATCGATCCCAGTGAGGTCATCGAGAACTGGATCGACATGTCGTGGTTCAGCGCCGACGCCGACTGCGACGGCCCGTAGTGGGCCAGCGCCGGGAGGACGAAGTCGCCCGGAGCCAAGGCGAGGAGCATGTCACCGACGCTGTGGTAGACGTAGGAATCTACCTTCGGTTCCGACTCGGGCGTCTCGTAGGTGATGGCTTGGGAGACATCGGTGAGCGGGAACGATCCGACCATGCGGAGGTCATCGGGGAAGACTCCGGCTCGGGTGCCACCTGCTCCGTCGTCCACCTCGGCGGGAATGACATACAACACCAAGGCATATGTCTGGAGTGCGGTGTCCCGGTACTGGAAGTTCCACGCCGCCCGGAAGACCCGCTGGGCCGTCGGAGCCTCGATAGCTCCGGTGGTGGTGTACTTGACGCCCTTGTGGACCCCGTCGATGGAACCGAAGCTCAGGTAGTTCTGGGAGAAGACGTAGGAGTTCGATGACCCGGTCAGGGGTATGTCGTTGAGTACATATTCCTGATGAAGTACCTCACTCGGGATTCCACCCCTGTTCGCCGGGGTGATCGTCTGGATCCAACTGGACGAGAGGTTGAGGCTCGACCCGCCGAGCAGCAGGAACGACAACTGGGAGAAGCGGAGGGCCGACCTCATCACCTCTTCGGTGATCTTCCCGATGTTGTTGTCGGACATCTCCTGAAGGAGTTCAGTCCACTTGAGATCTGGCGCTTCCAGCGTCATGAGTTCTCCAAATCAAATACAACAGACTTGTCTGGATAATCGTACGCCGGTAGTGGAACGTCCTGCATCCATGAGTGCGTCCGCTTGAGCGAGACATCATCCCAGTGGTCAATGACCCTAACACCCTCAGGTACCCACTCTTCGGCTACGCCCTTGCTCCACGCCGTCGTCTCCTCCATGGAGACGGAGTCTCGGATCTGGATCCATGTACCGAACAGAAACTGCTGCACCGCATCTCTGTTGTTATAGAAGGTGGAGAATGACGCATTGGCATCATCGCTCCCGTTGACCCACCTGAAGTCGGTGGAGAATCCCATTCCATATGCGCCGTCGAAGAATCCCTTGTTGGATATGTTCGGCTCCACGATGGCGTCATCAAGACGGACCTCGGCTGAGTCCGACCCTTCGATGAGGCGGGCTTCCAACCGGAGGACACCTTCCTTGAACCCGTCGACCTGAGGCAGGGCGTTCCTGATGTCGAACCACGTCTGAGCCGTGAGCCGTCGCCACCCGGAATTCAGGTACAGCAAGTGACCCGGATCGACGTTCCCGTCGTTGGGCATGAGGAGGATCCCGGCCCTCACCTCCACGTTCGGATGTTCGATCCAGATGGAGATCTGTGAGGTCCAGCCCTCCCGGTTCTGGGTCGGGAACGGGTTGCTCTCCACCACCAGATCAGGATCCCCGGCGTACAGACCGACCTTCCCGCACTTGAGGTCTGACGTAAGGCCGCGGAACCGGCCACCGACGATGGACTCGATTCCGTTCTTGGCGTTCGACCGCCACCCAGTCAGACCGCCTGCGCTGATCTGGAACGAGGGGTTGGAGATGTAGTTGGTCCTCGTCGGATCCATCCAGACATGGACGGAGCGTGCGCTCTCCCACTTCATGGGCGGCATCTTCAGAACCGGGCTTCCGATCCATGCCCTGACCCGGTTCTTCTCATCGACATCGGTCAGGTCGAAGGCGAACAGATGACTTCGCTCCGTCCCCTCCGTCTCATAGGTGAACGTGGTCGAACGGACCGGCGGGCCTTCCTTGCTAGTGATGAAGACGAGCCGGTTGTACCGGGCGGAGCAGACGACGTTCTCGTCCAACGGATCACCATCGGTCGCCTCCGTCAGGACCCACCCGAAGATCAGGGCGTCCTCATCGGAGGTGTAGTCCCATGAGCCGAGAGCTTGGACCTGTGACCCTTGGCCCCGGAAGCTGACCGGGGCGACAGCAGCCTCAGGGTTCTTGAAGTCCTGTTCGGGGGACACCTTCTGCCACATGGGATTGGCGAGGATCTCACCGAGAGTCTCGCAGCGGAGGATGTGGTCGTAGTTGTTACCGCCCGCTGGGTCGGGGGAGTCGGACGAGAAGAAGTACGGACACCTGACCAAGAGGGTCATCCTCAGGTCAACCGTCTGGTGAGTGGACATCTCCCGCAGACCCACGGTCGTCGCCCAGTCGGAGAAGATCATCTCCATCAGTTGCCCTGTCCGTAGTCGGTGCCGACGTACCTGACGGTCATACCGGGAACCTCGGACCCGTCGGTCAGGACGTGGTCCCCCTCCAGTTGTGCCTTCAGCCTGAGGTGGCCCTGCGGGCGATAGGTCGAGATGTCGTCACCGACCTGAGCAGAGTTCACCATGAAGCCGGTGAAGTACCGAGCGCTGGTCGGCACCCCGTAGGACGACGAGTCATGAACCCACACGAACGGGACGGCGAACCGGATCTCCTTCCCGACCGGGACGAAGAACTCGGAGTCATACTGGGACCACTGGGCGTCGATCGGTGCGGGACGGAGTTCCTCCACGATCTCCATCCCGGCGAGACGCATGTTGATAAACGACTCGTACCCAGACATCCAGTCGAGGTCGCCCCTTCCACCGGTCGTGAAATGCCCAGCCACCTCGTCCCATGTCACATCGTCGGCGTAGAGGGCATCCCATGTGGCATAGGTGGAGTCGACCTCATCGAAGTCGCGGGGAGGGTTGGAGGTGGCGTCCACCTGATCAGGCTGGGAGCCGAAGGCGTCGCTGTACCCAGCGTCCATCTGTTCGGACGTGAAGTAGGCGAACCCGAAGAGGACGGTGTCAGCCGGGTCCACCACCGCGAGATCACGTCGCATGTAGAACGAGAAGTAGTAGCCGGTCCCCTCGTAGACCGGCACACCCCGCATGGCCGGGTCCATCTGCGACTCGATCTCCCGGTCGCCGAGCATGTACCTCGCCTGCCCCGCTCCGCAGGTGAAGAGCATCTGGTTCTCGGCGTCGGCCACCACCTTCATCTCTCCCCGACACGGCGTCTCGGGCGGAGTGTCGTTGGGGTCGAGGGTGTAGTTCTGCATCACGAGATGTCGGGTGTTGGGGACCTCGTCGGGAATGGTGACCTTCCCGAGGCCACCCTCCAACGGTGACAGGCCGAGCAGGTGTCGAGCCTGTCGGGAGATGACAAAGGGGGACGGTGCCCAGTTGCCGATCCCGCCGTGGAACTCCGAGTCATCGGCGAGGGTCATGATGTTGACACCGGGCAGGACGAAGCACTCGTAGCCCGACGCTGCCTCACACATGTCCTGAAGACCGACGAAGGTGCCGCGGGCGTCGAGGATGCGGCGCACCTTCGCCAGCAGCGCCCGGTACCGGATCTCCCCGACGGTCCGTCGCCAATGTGAGAAGTTGAATCCGAAGTTCTGCTTGCCCAACTCCTTGAGGAGCGACAGGGGAGCGATGTCAGCGTTGTAGAGCTGCTCCACTCCGTAGGCGAGGGTGCGGGTGTAGTCGGCTTCGAACCCGATCAGCCAGTACCACCGCTTCAGGAAGTCGAGGTTGGCCTCGCTCTGGTGACGGAAGTAGAAGGGGGCCGTCTCCATCTCCATGGAGTCACGGTGGCGGTAGTCGAACGGGATCAGGTTGCTGTGGCGCTTCGCCACCGCCCACGTCGTCCCGACCTTGAAGAAGAACGTGTAGTAGTAGAACCGCCCCGACTGGAGGATCTTGTCGTAGGTGATCCCCGCAGTCTCGGACGTGAGCACCGTCTCGGGGCTGAAGTCGGAGTCCGGCGGGACGAGAGTGTCGAGCGCTGCTCGGTTGTACCGGTGCATCACCATGACGCCGTCGGCTGGGGTCATGGGGTACCCGAACGCCGAACGGACGATGGTCATCTCGTTCCACACGTCCTTCATGGTCGCCGGGATGCCCCAGAGGATCTCCATCGTGTCGTAGGAGATGGGACGGGTCGACATGACCCCGACGATGTCCAGACCTTCTGGAACCTCACTGGCGAACCTGATCGCCGCAGCCGCCGCCATACCCGGTCGAAGGTCTTGCAGGATTTCTTCAGCACTACGACCGCGAGCGACATCGCCGGAGCCATCGACACGCCGGAGCTTGAAGGCGGCGTACTCCGGGTCGTTACTGCGGGGAAGGATGTCCTCGGTCATGAGGCGACGACGCCCCCGTATCCGAAGAGCTTCAGGCCACCGCCGTTGATGTCGGTGACATCGGTCGGGATCGGGGCGAACTGGAGGATGGAACCGAACAGCGGCTTGAGGTTCTCGACCACTCCGCTGGTGGCCCCCTCGGTGACCGGCTCGGAGAGGCTGAAGTGGAGGATGTTGACCCAGTCGACGCCGTCGATCTTCATGGCTGCCCGGTACACCTCACCGATGAACAGCTCCTCATCGATGTCCATCTCGACGTAGCTCGCCAGCTCGTAGAGGACACCACGCACCTCCTGCAACGTCACCTGCTGGCCGTACCCCGGCTTCACATGGACTTCCATGCTCAGGTAGAAGTCGCTGATCTCGGCGGGGTCGACGTAGACGACCGACCCGATCATCACCTTGTCGGACATGTAGTCGGAAACCCGACCAGCCAGAGCATCCATGAGGGGCTTGCTCTCCAAGGTGTCCCGGTCCCCGACCGGAGCGATCTTGATCGACACGGCGGAGTAGATCTGTCCGAACGAGACAGCCTTCTCCACACCGGGAACCTGAATCGCCAGATCGGCATAATCTTTCAGAGATACGGCCCGGTCACGGATCCGCCTCGCCTTCGGAATCGACTTTCGCATGGATTCCAGAGACTCAGGATTTGCCCCGCCCACTGGGATGGTGGGGTTGGTCACCGAGCAGAAGGCAGGGTTGACGACCATCGAGTCGATGATGCTGATGTCACCGATCGCCACGGAGTTGGCTGCCGCTCCCCGACCGGAGCGGTAGGTCACGTCGATCTCGGCACCGACCGGAGGGATCCGTCCGGCTGACCCGTCACCAAAGATCAGGTAGGTGTATCCGGCGTCATCCACTCGGGTGGCGTAGGCCGACTGGTTGGGACGAGCCGTCGACACCGCATCGATCTCGGTCCAGAAGATGTAGTTGGGGGTGTCGGTCAGGGAGTTGTTGTGGACGAAGGTCCCCTCACGGGTTCGCACAGCTACTGAATCCTGAATCACGTTGGCCTCAGGAATTCGTACCGACAGTGCCGGGTTCCCGACCGACACATGGATCGTCGTCCAGTCGGTCGTCAGCCCCTCGGTGGCCGTCGTGTACTGGGCCTCCCCACCCATGTACAGGGTGATCGGATGGTCCGTTTCGAAGACGAACGGCTGCTGCTGGTTCGGGATGTCGGTCAGGAGTCGGGTCTTGGCCGGGATCGTGATGTCGGCAGGGTGGGCGGGATCGATCGTGAACTTCACCTCGCACAGCGCCGCCCGCTGACCGATGGGCCGGTAGCCCATCATCTCGGCGATGTTGTTGACCGACTCCCTCAGGGTGGCCGTCTGGATGAACGCTTCCGCCGCCACCCGGTCGATGTAGAAGTTGGTGACATCTGCGACGTACGCATACATCTCCAACAGCACAGTGCCGAAGTCGTTGGCCTCACCCACCGTCTGCCACTCGGGATACACGCCGCGGGCGACCCCGACGATCATCTCCCTGATGGCTTCGAAGTCTCGGGCGGTGTAGTCGAGAATCACGTCATTGGTGTTCTCGTCGTAGTAGCTACTCATTTGTCATCCCTCGTGAGTTCGTACGTCAGCACGACCGGATCCTCATGGAGGGACGCACGGAACGTGACCGTGAAGATGACCGCCGCCGGATCCGTCGGGGACCGTTCCATGTTGACCCGATCGATGACCGCCCGAGGACACAGCGCCACCAACCGCTGCTTCATGATGCGGACAGCATCCTCCTTCACCAGCGCGTCCTGAGGCCGGAAGACGAAGCTCTGGGCATCGGATCCGTAGATGGGTCGCATGGCCCGCTCACGGAAGTTGGTCATGGCGACATCGATGACCTGTCCCCGGACGATCCGGTTGATGTCTCGGGTGGTCTGCCACTTCCCGCCTCGGATGACGAAGGGAAACTCCAGCGCTTCCATCTACATCCTCCAGCGATCGTTCACGATGATGAATGGTACGAGCTTGCCGGGACGGGTGGTGATGGGCCACACATATGGAGCGCCGACAATCGGCAGCCGAATCTCGTCCCTGATCATCGTGAGGTTGGTCTGGAAGAAGTTCATCCCGATCTTGTGCTGGACCGACTGGATCATCCACAGCCCGTCGAACTTGTCCATAGGCCGCTGTTCCGGGCGGGTCGTCATGAAGGCGCACACCAGACCGGGAGCCAATAGGGCGTTGCCGTTGATCCGAGCCGTCGCCGTGTGGAACGACGTGAGGTCGACAAGGTCGCTGACCCGTCGTGCCCAGTCAGCGTTCGGGATATATCCGGTATAGAAGTTGGTCGTATCTTCCGTGTCTTTTGGCGTTCTTGTAACGACCTTCCCCGCCGAATTCAAGTATGAGTAACCGACGGTGTCTCGATACGTCGACATGTCACCGGACACGGAGTTCGGTGCATAGTCCAACAGGTAGTCGACGGCGTCAGGGTCCTGACTGTTCCGGTCGAACGTGAGGAGCGCCTTTCCCTTCTTCAGTTCGGCGATCGGGTCGAGGACCCAGACCGTCCCGTTCACCGAGCTGACGAAGCGGTTGAGGCTGCCAGCGATCCGAACGAGGAAGCCCCAGTCCGACTCATCCACCTGAGCTTCCCGGTACGAGGAGAACGTCGGCTCATCAACCTTGAACCGGAACCCGTGAGGCGTGACGAGGGGCCGGACGACATCGGTGAGGGTGGTCCCTTCAAGGATCCGTCTGGCTCCCCGCCGCATGATGGCGGTCCAGCCCAGTCCCTGCGCGGTGATGTCGATCGTGGAGTGGAGCGACTGGTTCTTCAGAATGGCTTCGAAGTACCCGTAGAACACATTTGAGTTGGCACCCTGTCCGTACCGGAGCTGGAACGGCTTGTCGGCCAACTGCATCGGATCGGTGATGCCGAACTCGGCGTTGATCCAGATGCTGTCGTGCATCCCCAGTTCCTGATTGACCTCGATCTCCTTGATGTAGATGTCCGTCTCCATCCCGGCGATGTTCATGTAGGCCGGGATGGTCCTGAACTGGTTCCTCAGGACATCGTTGGGAGATACGACTGTGATCGCCATGTCAGCCCGGAGGGAGGTTGATCACGTCGTTGACGGTGATGTCGAACGGGTGGCGGATGTGGGGGTTCAGTTCGGCCATCACCCAGAACTTCTTGGCGTCCTTGAGGTAGGTGTGGGCGAACAGGCTCATCGTGTCGGTGACGTTCGCCCGTCGCTGGCGGCGCACCGAGGACGGGAAGTTCTTCGTCTTCACAATCCGGTAGACGGAGGTGATGGAGTCGATCTTCAGCTCGTCGTTGTTCTCGGTCTTCGACGGATGATTCTGGGCGTCGTAGTCGTACCGATCGAACGGCGTGGTGTCCAAGCCGTAGTACCGGGAGTCAGGACTGGTCATGACGGCAACATCCCTCTCACTCCAGTCTCATATCCGAGCCGGAACAGGTTGCCCGCCGAGGACATGGTCGAGCGGATGACGTAGCTGAACTTGCTCGACTTCAACTGCTCAAGGTTCATGGTGACGGCGGTCGGGATGACCACCTCTCCGACGACGGGGAACTGTGGGAAGAGGACTTCGATCCGGGCCTCCTTGTACTCCGTCTCCTCGGTGATGGTGATTTCGGGGATGCTCTCCACCATCCCGACGATGTTCGGCATGAACGGCTCGTACCGGATCAGGAGATCACCGGGCAGCACCTGATACACATAATCAACTTCCGCGTATCTGAAGTCCACGACCGGCGTGAACTCAGTCCACTTCAACTGGCTGTCGAAGAAGTTCCGCAGGCTGTTGAATCCCCGCCGCTTGAGCCGGTGCTCCGAGTTGTTGAACCGATACACGGCGCACAGATAGGAGATGTCGTTGACGTGCATCTCGGTGAAGGCTTCTTCGAACTCGTCATCCTGACCGGCGAGCGGGTCGTCCTTGACATCCTCCGGGTCCATGATCGGCTCGGTGATACCGAGAGCGGCTTGGCCTTCCTCGGCGCTCTCGTACCCGAGCGACTGCCACAGGGCATCGTCGCCCCACCACCATGCCGGATTATCGACGGTGCTCATTACTTGATACCTGTCGCTATATCACCGGACATGCAGCGTATCTGAAAATGCATCGTGTCCTTTGTAGAGTTCCAATTGCCGCCCCAAGAAAAAACAGTCACCCCATTACCGGTCTTGAGGGCGCAGATCTCGTTGGTCATGGCGGCTGGCATATCCGTCTTGAACGCTTTAGACATGGGATTCTGACCGGGGTTGATATCCACGGCCAGACCGTAGGAGTGAACCGAGCGCCCACTGCTCCCACGCTTCGTCCGCCAGCAGAACCCACCCGCCTCTCGGACCTGATACCCGTGCTTCCTGATAATGGCGTCCATCGCCGCCCACGCTGGAACAGTGGCCGTGGCGATGGTGACGGACTTACCGCCCATGTTGAAGCTCGTCTTCGGAATCTGATTCGGTGATGAGCTGCCGCCGTAGGAGTTGGCGATCGCCGTTTCGTTGCCGACCCCCGCCCCTCCCCCCGGTGGTGATGTGGCACCAGTACCAGAGAAGGCGGCGGGATCACCGGCTGATGCTGCCCCGTTACCCGCACCGGCTGACCCCTTGAACAGGCTGATGATCGCCGACAACCCGGTACCCATCGCCGACAGGAACGACTTGGTGACCGAGGTGAAGAGATCCTTGACCTTCTTGAACGCCTCCTTCGCGGCGCTGGCGGCGTTCCTGATCGTCTCTTCGGTGGGCAGTTCGAAGTAGGTGTCGTACGGAACGAGGGCTGGATAGATGTTGTCCGGCTGGGCCGGTTCCATCTGCCCGCTACCAAGGCCAGCCTCGTGGCCGAAGTAGCTGATGATCATCGTCAGCTCGATCTCCATCCGGGTGGGGATCATGTTGTGGGAGAACTTGATGAAGTTCACCGCTGCGTTGGTGGGACGGCCCCGGACCACAAGCTCCCGAGAGAAGAAGACGACGATCTCCTGCGGGTTGACCATCATCACGCCGTTGTCCCTGAACGGCGCGTCGTCGGTGAACGGTGGGACGTTCCTCACGACGATGTCGAAGTACTGGTAATCGTGCAGCACCCCGTCAGGGATGCGCGTCTCGGGCCTGATGTCGTGCTCTTGGATCTGCCGGTCGAACACCAGACTGAACGAGAAGTTGATGAACGACGGTGGGGCGATGAGGTTGCCCGAGTTGTAGATCGTGTTGAACGGGTCCAGCGCCGCCTGATCCAGATAACTCAGATAATCCCGCTTGATGGTTTCGGGATTGAACATGAACTTGAGGGTGAACCTTGAGGAGGCGTCCTCGTTGTAGTTGGCCCGCCGGATGTAGCCACGGGCGATCTGTCCGATGGCGTCAGGCTGAGGGAGGGCGTTGTCGAACGCGAACGGCTTGTTCGTCGGCCCGTGATCCGGGTCGCTGTAGAACTGTTCGAACGCCTGCTCCCGGTCCTCACCAGCGGAGCTGACTCCTCCTCCCCCTGTAGCAGGGCCGTCGCCGCTGACAGACTCTCCGAGAGCCTGTCCGAGGTTGTAACCAGCACCGCTGCCGTCGCCGTGATCCGACATCAGGAAGCTCTCCTGTTCCGGTCGTTCATCATCGAATTGAGGTGGCTGGCGACCACCTGAGCAGTGCGGTTGGCGTCCTGTGCCGAGGCACCGGAGATGTTGAAATTGTTGTGCATGACGACGCTGCCGCCTTGGAGCGAGACATTGGCCCCGCCACCACCTCCACCATTGGCATAGCCCGACACCTGAGCCATGGACGGTGCCCCGCCCATCGACATCGCAGGATCACCGACCGGATCCCCTCCCCAGAATCCACCGCCGCCTCCGAAGATGCCCGACATCCCAGACGCCCCGCCGATCTTGTCGGCCAGCATGTTGGCAAACCCGGTGCTGGTCGACATGGCCCCACCGCCGGGAGAGAACCCCATCCCGGCTGTCATGGAGTTCATCATCTTCACGATCTTGCCCATGACATCGAAGTCGAACATCGAGGTGAAGTCGCCGCTGGCGAAGCCCAGAGCCAGATCCTTGAACACGTCGAACGGTCCGCCAGCGATGGACTTCAAGAAGCCGGTGGCACCGGACACCGCCCCGCCGATAGCTGACCCGATGCCCCCGAGGACCGACTTCCCGGCGTCGATCACACCGCTGAGGCCACCCCCGCCACCTCCACCCTTCTTGGCGATGTCCTGAGCGTTGGGCGGCAGCAGAGCCATCATCGCCGACGAGTTGGAGTTCGACGCCGCCCATGGCTTGGCCCCCTGCTCCTTGAACAGCTCCAGTGCCGCCGCTGCGTTGGCGAGCGGATCAGTACCCGGCTTCCCGTTGAACCGATGGGCGTGGATCGACATCATCATCTGGAAGCAGCCGGTCGCACTGGAGTTCTTGTTCTTGGCGTTCGGATCGCCGCCCGACTCACGCTGGATGACAGCGAAGGCCCACGGCCACAGCTCCTTCGGCCAGATCTGCATGACGGCCTGACCACACGGAGTGTTCTCCATGCCTGCGCCCATCTTGCCGCTGGTGTCTCCGATGTCACCGAACCCGCTCGACAACATGCCCAAGGCAGGATCGCCGATCGACACCCCGGCACCGCCACAGCCCACGCAGCAGCCCTTACCGGGATCACCGATGGTGCCGGGTGGTCCGACGTGCCACGGCTCACCGTGTCGGGAGGCTTGGTCGAGTCCGAACCGGCTGGCGTTCTGGGCGATCCAGCCGTACTCGGACCGAGGTCCGAGGTCAGCAGCCAGACCCTTCGTGTGCATCGACTTGTCGAGGTGGGGCGTGACCCGCCCGACACCCTTCTTCGCCAACCGTGTCTGGGTCGTCCCCTCACGGAAACCACTGTTGATCTTGAGCCGGGGATTGGCCTTCATCATCCCCTTGAGCCGCTTCCCGAAGGACTGGTCCAGACCCGTCGTGCTGGTGGATCCGTAGTCGCCGTAGTCACCGGGATCCCCGACATCGGGATCGCCGAGCATCCCACCGATGATCGGGATGCTCGACACGCTCTCCGAGATCATGTGCGGGATCGTGGAGAACATCATCTGCGACATCATGTTGGCGATCGGGGTGGGCGTCCCGGCGATCATGTCGCTCATGAACGAACCCGAGGTCGCCCCCATCAGGTTGTCGATGAGGGTCTTCATGATCCGGTTGAACCCGGTGTCGGCCTGCTCCCGCTTGATGTACTGCTCGTACCACGAACTGCCGGGACCGCCCGCTGACATGAACTTCATCTCACGCTCAGCACCGGACGTGGCCGTCTGGAGTCGACGGAGAGCGAGATCGTTCCCCATCTTCCCTTCGTTGAACGTCTCTTCGAACGTGGACTTGGTCCCCGAACGCATGTTGATGGCGTACTTCCAGAAGGCATCGATCATGTAGGGCGGGGTGTCCATCGACTGGAACCACGCCCGCATGTTGGAGCCGGGGAACATCTGGGTGTTGATCTCGTCCTGTGAGAACGGCTTGCCCTTGTCCTTGCCGGGGCGCAGACCTTCGAACCACTTCAGGACGCTCTCGGCCCACTCCACCAAGGTCTTCGGCTGACCACCAGCGGTGAACCCGCTCATGGCCCCGCCGGTCAGCATCAGTGCCTTCTGGTGCCCCCCGGTGTTGCCGAGGAACTCGCCCCGCTCCTTGACGATCTGCTCGCCAGCGACACCCGGCGTGAGCAACTGCATCTCACGGGCACCCTGCATGAAGCGACCGCTGCCGAACTCGGGTCGCATGAGGTTGCCGTAGCCGTACGCCCCGGCCATGTTCCCCGCCGCCGCCATCTGGTTGGCGTTACCCATCAGCGGCATCTTGTTGCCGAGAGCCTCAAGGATGTCGTTGGAGGGCCGACCGGCGTACAGCGACATCGACCGGACATCCTGCGAGATACCTGCGGCCAGTGCCCGGTTCCCCTCGACCCGGTTGAACATGTACTGCGGGCCGATCATCATCAGGTTCATCAGGTTGGACAGGAGGCCGCTGCCTGTCGCCCCCGTGAAGCCACCCTGCTCACCGATGCCGAAGGCACCGGTCCCACCGCCTCCTGCTACTCCACCACCACCCGCGTTCCCCGCTGGTACATAGCCTTGGTTCGCTCCGTAGTTGACCTGACCGGTACCACCGCCCATCACCCTGCCGCCGCCGCCCATGGCGTTGTTCATCATGTCGACGGACTGGTTCATCGGGATCAGGCCGTTGCCACCGCCGATGCCATGCATGGACTTCCCGGCAGCGGAGACGGAGGACCCGAGGCCAGCAGCGCTCTTGCTGGCGTCCTTGAACCCAGAGGTGAGTTCCTTGACAGCCGGAAGGAGGCTCTTGACGATCTTCTCCAGACCGCCCAACTGGCCGATTGCATCACTATCCGGCATCCGACCTCCTCCATTCCATCACGGCCACCCAATAATCACGTTCACGAGAACTCATGTCCTTTATGTCCCCCAAGGACCAGCCGCCGTGATCTCGTGAGATGACCTCATAATCGAAGAACAGAGGTCGTTCCTTATACGAGAAACAGCTCACCCCATGAGAGGGGCTTGGTCTGCTCCCTTCCACAAGAGGGACAGGAGACGCTGACATCGGTGTCGATGATCGGCTGGTTCTCCGACACCAACTCCATGAGCTTCCGTCTGTCCCGCATCAACATGTCGGCCACGAACCGCTCCGGGCTGAGCACCATCTCGTCGTCCACCGCAGTGATGACCTGAGCGAGGATGGTCGATGACTGCATCCCGGCGTTCATCGTCGGCTTCACCAACGTGGCGTCCGAGCCGGTCAGGCCACGCCACTGGATCTTCCGGTCCTTGGAGTCGACGTAAAAATGTGAGTCACCCAGACCCTCAGGAATGTTCACCTTCAGATCGTCATCGAGCATGACGGTCGTCTCGTTCTCGGCACCACAGCCGATACAGAGCCAGTCGATCTTCCGCTCGTTGCCGAAGGAGGACCGCAGGACTCCGAGGAACAGGATGTTCCGCTCCCCGACCAGCAGGGAGTTGAGACGGGCGCTCGCTTCCGACTGCCCCATCTCGGAGATGGAGAGCGAGCCGACCCGGTCAACCCCTCGTTCGATGACGGCATCGAACAACTGCGACTCGTCGGTGAACTTGGAGAGGTACTCCTCATCGCGTCCGTTGAGTTCTCGGAACACCACATCGGTGTGGAAGGCTCCCGCGTCATCCCTGATCCCTCGGGGCAGGACCGTGGTCCCGGCCTCGGGGTCACGCATGACCGGGAAGCTGGTGGTCGGGGAGCCTCCCAGTATCTGTTGACGCATCTCATCGGGGATGTCGTCGGGAACGTCAAGTAGCTCGGTGGTATCAGCCATGGATTGCCTTCAGGTCAGTAGGGACGGTTGCCGAGGGTACCGACGGCAGCGCTGCCGATCTCGCGGATGACCTCGTCGTGTCCGTAGAAGACGGCCATGCCCTCGTGGTGGATCGTCATCTGGTGGACGATGATCCCGCTGGTCGAGGCGTCGAGGCCCGAGAAGTTCACGTTGGCGATCCAGCCGTTGTAGAGCTTGTAGCCCAGCACGGCTCCCTCGGGGGTGCCACGGGAACCCGAGGCCACCCCGGCGGTGACCGGGTGGTCGAGCACCCGGATCGCCATGTCGAACCGGAAGTCCTCACCCAGTCCGATGGTGCCGTCACCCCACTGGGCGGAGAACAGCTTCTTCGCCGCCAGCCAGATGCCCGGTCGGTCGAAGAACAGACCGGACGAGCAGGTGAGCGGCGGGAAGTCCGACATGCCGGGGAGCTTGTGCGGATTGGTATTCCATCCGCCCTCCCGGTACGTCATGACCTCGGTGGTCATGCCCAGTCCCTCCACCGAGGTGAAGCCGATGTAGGCGAGCGCCTGATCGGCCCCGTTGTTCCCGGCGGGGAAGAACTGGACTTGGAACTTGAAGTTGCGAACCGGATCGGCCTTGGCCCGAGTCCGCTCTGCGATGGTCGGATTTGCCACTCTCTTGTCTCCTTACTCAGGTCGTCGCCGTGACGGAAGAGGCTCCACCGTCGTACTGGGACAGTCGGATGATCACGAACTCTGCGGGGTACTGGAGGGCCACCCCAACGTCCATTCGCACTTCGCCTGCGGCGATCACGTCTGGCGTGTTGTTGGATGCGTCGCAGATGATGCGGAACGCCTCGGTGGCGGAAGCGCCCTTGAGGCCACCGTCGCTCCAGATGGGACGGAGGATCCGCTCGGCCACGTTGCGGAGCCGCGCCCACAGGACGGCGTCGTTGTTCTCGAAGACGGCGAACTCCGTCGACCGGCGCAGCGACTCCTCGATGAAGATGAGGGTCCGCCGGGGAGCGAGGTACTTGTCGACCCCGTAGGTCTTCCGGGTACGGCCACCCATGATGCAGATGCCGGAACCGGCCACCGGACGGATGGCGTTGATGTTCGACACGTTGAGGTCGCCGAGTTCGTTGTCGGTGAACCGGCAGTCCACGTTGAGGGCGTTCGACAGAACCGCCGTGACACCGGCAGGCGTCTGGTACACGCCACGGGTGGAGTCGTTGCGGGAGATGAGGCCCGACACCAACCCGGCGGGCGGAATGGTGATCGTTCCACCGTTGACCGCCGGATCGGGGATGGTGATCCACGGGGTGTAGGCGGCGACCCGGCTGTTGCCGGTGTCATCAGTCAGCAGACCGCCAGCGTTGTTCGTCCCCCTGAGGAGGGAGGCGTAGTCCGCTGAAGTCTCATCGAGGTTCCGCTTGCGGGCGTAGTCGTTGATCGAGATGACATCGGTCCGCTGGGACGTGGACGGCGACCAGAACGCAGCGACGTACTCCCTGCCACCGGACAACGCGTCGGTGTCGTACCCGGCGATGTTGACCATCAGTGGGTTGTCGATCTTGCCGACCGAGTCACTGGTGATGCCCACGAGATCGGCGGACAGCGGCGGAGGCCCGTCGGTGCCGCCGGTCAGGACGACCGGATCGGGCTGACCGTTGGCAGCGATCGGGAAGTACGGCATCGAATCGATGTTCACGTCGAGGACCGTGATGAACTGCGATCCCGACGAGGACGAGTTGACCACCACGTCGGGACGCTGGGTGCCGGGGATCTGCTGGTTGCAGAGGTTCTGGAACGTCTCGACCTGTGACCAGACCGGAGTGGTGGCCGTCCCGTTGTTGACGAGCACGCCGAGCGTGTACACCTGAGCGGCGAAGTCCGACGGGTTCGTGGGATCGGGCAGGTACGTCTGCGGCATGATGACCACGGCCACGTTGCTGTTGGCCCATGTGCCCGCCGACTTCGACCGGACGCTGAAGGAGATCAGGGACGACTCAGCCGTCGCCGTCGCTCGGGGGCGGACCCCATTCGTGGTCTGCACACCGGGGCTGAAGCCCGTCGTACCGGGGTCGAGCGTCTCCTGCCACGTCACGCCGTCCCAGATGAGGGCGATTGAGGCCGGGGTGCCTCCCTCGTCGGTGATGGTCCAGAAGGTCGTCGGCGTCCACGCCGCCTGATGCAGGGTCGATGGGTCGAAGCCCTCCGCCAACAGGTAGGTGGAGAGAGCGACGAAGTCAGACAGGTCGGCAGGCGGGGTGCCAATGACGCTGGTGAAGTCGGCCAGATCGATGACATCGTTCGGCTCGATGTTGGTGTGATCGACAAGCGTCGGGGCATCCGCCGCCCACGCCGTGCCGTTCCAGTGGACCTCGGTCGTGGTGACAGCAGGAGGAGAGACTGGCTGGATGTCGACCTTGACGGTCCGACCGTTGAACCACTCGTCGCTGTACAACGGGGCCGGGGCGTAGGCGATGGTGTCGCCGTTCAGCATCGTCAGGAGTGCCGTCTGGTTCGGCACCGTCAGGAACATGGCGTCGGTGAAGTGGTCACCCGGCTCAGCCGCCGTGAAGTCGGGCAGCTCTTCGCCCCCATCCTCCACCTCGATGAGGGTTCCGTAGAGGTCGACCGTGGCGTGGGTGAACCCACCGGACGGCGACACCGCCCGTCGGACGTAGGCGTTGCGGCCACCGTTCTGGAAGAACGAGTAGACGGCGTAGGGCAGGTAGGTGAAGTCGGCGTTGGGCTGCGCCGCCGTCGACTTGGGCTGGGTGAAGCCGCCGAAGAGGGCGACGTACTCCTGCCACGAGGTCACGAGCGCGGGGTCTTCGGTCGGACCCTGCACCGCCATGCCGACGAACAGGGCCACCGAGGTGGACATGCCGACATCGGTGAACCCTTGGAAGGGTGCCTCATCGATGTAGACACCCGGTCGCTTGTATGAGTAGAAGGACATATACGACTCCTGTAGAGGTTGAGTTTCCGAGAGCCGATAAGTATTACGTTGTATCTACCGTGCCATCTGGCTGTCCGGTGTGGGTCCAGTGAGCCACCGTCATGTCATCGTGAAGAGGACTGTCGTCGGCGTGCGGACCGAGAACCTGACCTTCGTCCATCAGGTACTTCTCGTACAGGTCCACATGGATCTTGCGGACCTTGGAGATCTGCTGCACCCGCGTAGCGGGCATCTCCGTATCCATGGAGATGGTGTAGATCTTGCGGAGGATGCGCTTGGTGGCTTCGATCGATTCGATCGTGTCCCCTTGGACCCACTCCTCAAGGAAGCACCGATGCCAGACCCCGTCCGGCTCGGTCGGCACGAAGAAGCCACCCACCCGGAAGAGGTCCGAGAAGACGTGGGACATCAGGATCCGGTCGTGGGTGATGTTCCGGCTCCAGACGGTGATCTGGAATCGGAGCTTGTAGGCCATGAAGTTCCCGGTGGAGGCCACCATCCCCTCGTCGGCGGGATCGTCCACCTTGAACTGATCCGGGTAGTAGTAGCCGTCCCCGGCGTACTGCTGATGGCCCCACTCGTACCGCGAGGGCATCCCCCACTCGTTGATGACCGAGTAGAGCCTCTGGAAGTCGGGGAAGACGTTCAGCAGATCGATCGTGATGTACGGGTACTCGATCCGTCGCTCCGAGGAGGCGAACCGGTAATACACCGGCACCTCTTCGATCACGGTGCCGCCTCGGGTGGTGGTCGGGACCTTCAACCCCGCGAGGTACCTCTTGAGTCCCTCCTCCTCGGCCAAGATGAATCCTGAGTGGTCGACCGGGTCGGGATTGGAGATCACCGTCGACTTGGGATCAGGCAGGCCCATAAGGATCCTCCACATGCCCGTAGGTCGAATCCTGCATGTTCTCGTAGATGTCGTTCTGCGAGTACGTCTCGATCGACCCAGCGACGACCTCATCCTGAGTTGCCGTCGACCGATAACCGGGGAGTGGCTTGTACGGAAGATCGTCCAGCACCCGGAACACCGGGTCTGGTGGATATTCATCCGTCCCGTATTCGGCGGCGAACGCCTCGGAGACGTACATCTTCCCCCGGATACCGACCCAGAACCGATCTCCCTCGGTCCACGAATCAACGTAGTCGGCGAGGCCGACCCACCTCTCGGACGCCCCGATCCGGCGCATCACATCGTTGTAGAGGTATTCCTTCGACTCGTCGGACTGCTCTTCTGCGGAGTCACTGAGGTCATGCACCGTGTGCGTGAGTTCACGCATATAGGACTCTGGAATCAAGTCCACGGCCATTCCGGCTCCAGCAGATAAGCAGTTGAGGATTCCTGACGCCTGTCGGGAATCAGAAATCAGAATAGCACTGGAGTCCAGCCACCGGCTTCCTTCAACCAGATTCCTCCTGCTGGAGGACGCCACTCATCAAGGGGGTTATTCACATATAAACCCTTGATGGACCGCCAGTTCTCTTCGAAGATTCCACTCGGAGGTACACGGACCGGTACATCCCGCCACGTCAGGCCGAGTCCCTTGACCTGTCCCCACGTCGTGTTGTCGGGGGTGACGAAGTCATCGACATCCGACCATGTGTTGTACGGCGGGACGATCCACGCTGGCATCAGACAACGACCCAGATCGTTCCCAGTGGGTAGTTGTCGGTCCCGTTGACCGGGGGCACCGTCTTCACGACCACCGATGCCACCTGAGCCTGAGTGGTGCTGCCGTCATCGATCACGGCTCCACCGGGCGGAACCTTCAGGGTGAGCTTGTTGGCCCTCACCTCGGTGCTCTGACCGGCGAAGTCCAGTGTCACAGGGCCGACGTAGTTCTTGAAGGTGCTGGCGTTGAAGTCGAAGTTGCCGAACTTCGCCGTCGGCGTCTCGATGGTGCTGCTGGTGACCTTGCCGATGAACTCGGGAGCAGTGATGGGCTGAGCGGCTGTGATCGTCCCGGTGACGTTGAGCGCTCCACCGACGGTGAGGGTGTTCGTGATGTGGACGTTCGATGCCGTGATGGTCACGGGCTTGGTCGACACCATGGTGACGGCTGTCGCACCAGCCGTGATGACCAGCGCATCAGAGTTCAGGGACACGCTCGACCCGGTGTACCTCGCCGTCCCACCGGAGCTGACGATCTTGAGTTCCGGGTTGATCGTCACATCAGTGGCCGAGAGGATGACCGACGAACCCGACGACCGGTGGAGCAACCCGTCATCCGAGCGCTTCAGGTTCTTGCCATGGAGGATGTACGAGGCGCTACCCGGTCCCGAAGCGACAGCGAGTTCTTCCGTACCGTCGAGAAAGGCAACGGCTCCCCGACCAAAGGTCGCTGAAGAAAACCAGTCAGCCGCTGTGCCGAACCGGAGGTTCGATCGGGCAAGGAGCCAAGAGGCATCCTCCGCCCGCCAGTTGTTGAGGTCGTTGGCCCACAGCGGATTCGGAAGGCCGATCGTGTCGGGCAGAGTCGGATTCGGCATTCAGGAACCTCCACACTTGGAGCAGCAGCACGAGCGGGTGTTGTTGCACGGGAACGGCTCGGACCACTGGGTGTTCCACGGGAAGGCGTCGAGCGCGTACTCGTCCTCCTGCATCTCCAGCGTCGAGACGCCGATGATCACGTCGTTGCCCGGAGTACGACCACGGATCTGGAAGTTCGACACGGCGAAGAAGCGACCGTCGTAGAACGTCACGTCGTTGAGCCGGTCCTTGTACCACGTCGCTGAAGGCCGTCCGACCTGACCGGGGAACGGAGCCGGAACACGGTTGTCCATGATCCCGACCGTCCGGCCATGGGCCTCGGTGGTGTCGATCCCTCGGGCACGCATGTCCGAGGCCGAGCAGGCGAACCTCATCCTCTGGGTGGGTCGCCGTCCCTCCCCGGAGTACTGCGCCGGATCCTCCACCTGATCCACCCAGAGGACGGGCAGATGGATGCCGCACTCGTAGGTGTGCCCGCCCTCGTCATACACGTCGTCCCACCGGGAGTTGGTGGTGTCGAACTTGAACCACACGACGTGCTCACCGATGACGTGCTGATACTCCAGAAAACGGCGTGAGATGTACTCCGTCTCGCGGCGTGTGTCGACAGTCATCAGGCACCACTACTGCCGACTGATTCCCAGCCTCCGTTGGCGATGCCGTAGTTGTCGGCGTACCCGGACCCGGCGATCGATCCGCCCTCAGCCGGTGACTTCGCCAACTGGTCGATGGGCGGGAACACCCGGACCGGCGGGTAGGGGTCATCAACTTCGTGGTTGCGGAACAGCGGGACCAGACGGTTGGTCAGGTACGACACCCGCCGGAATTCGAATCCTTCGATGGCGAACAGGCCCATATTCAGGGCAGCCGCCATGTGGTCGTACTGCGCCTTCCAGAACTGGAACATCTGGAGCACCTGCTGGAACCGCTGGTGCGCCGGGATCGACATCCCCTCGGGAGTGGACACATCGATGTCGGTGGCGAACTCGGTCACCAACGACCAGAGCGCCCACGTCACTGCGCCGATAGCAACGAGATGCTGCTCCGCTGAGCCGTAGCCGTCGTAAGTGATGCCATCAGCCCGACCGTGGCCGATCTCGGCCAAGGAGACATCGGCGAAGTACTCAAGGTCACCATCGGTGAACCATGTGTAGTGGTAGCCGATGGTGTGGATCCCGCTCAGGTAGGCGTCGGGGTTGTGGAGCTTCAGGACTCCGTTGCGCTGGTCGAGGGAGAAGTCACCGACGACGCTCCGGTCACCGATGCTGCGGACCTCCAGCGTGGAGATGAGCGGTGCCGCCAGCTTGATGGTGGCCGCTTGGAGCGGGGCGTACGTCTCTTCGAAGAACTTCGGGAAGTCCCGAAGGATCGACCGGGCCTCCGCCGCGACCTCCGTGTTGTCGGCAACCGTGGTGTCGCTCATGGAGTGACCTCGGGAGGCTTGGCTTCGACGGGCTTCTGCGGAGCGAACTCAGGCGTGGCAGGCGGCAGCCAGTTCGGGTTGGGGGTCGGGGGCCGGATCCAGATGTTCTCGTTGAGGTGCGGCTCATTTCCCAAGTGGAGGTTCTGATCAGGAAAATCAATCGGCACAGCGGTCCACGACGGATCCACCACGACCTTGCCCGCCAGCATGGTGTGGATGTTGGCCCAGCCCGTCGTCTGGATCGGCTCGTCGTCGGGAGGCTCTGGGAGTGAGGTCGCATCGACCACCGACGGCTGTGACCGGATGCAGCTCCACCGGTAGGCAGTCTGCGACGGGTAGATCCGGTAGGTGGAGTTGGACGGGCAGATGAGCTTCACGATCGTGCCGCCGTGGATGTCGGAGTACTCGGCGATGCAGACGAGTTCGGCGACCTTGGAGTGACGGAACCACCAGTTGCCGGGGTTGGATCCGTACCACGGGATCCAGCCGTTGTAGTACCGGATGGCCGCTCCGTAGGTCGCCCGGATCTGGGAGAACCAGTGAGTCCGCTCCCACGGCGACGGAAGGACGATGGGCGAGATGTCGCCCTGAAGCTCTGGGTAGATCTCACCCTCGGCGTAGAGCAGGAGGCCGTCCTCATCGATGGGGCGGGACGGGGTCCAGACCTTCCCGACGAACAGGTACTCGCCTTCCCACTGGTCACCCCGGACGAAGGAGATGTCCTTGACGATCGGGAACTCGTCCTTCCCATCGTCGGGCTTGGTGCCGGGGACGTTCCCATTGAAGTCGTATATCGGCAGCCCGCCGTTATACGGCTCGCACTTGCAAGGGTCGGTGATCGAGCGCCCGTGGACGGTGAACGGCGTGTCCTGAGGGGTCTTGGTGGAGAGATCGATGAAAGCGTCGGTCATGGCTCATACACCCCATCGAAGATCTCATCTTCAGCAGATTGCCGAACTTGAACACCATTGACTGCCAATACAGTACCGCCGCTGACAACCGTCCAGTTGGTACCGACCGACGGGAAGGTGACCACCGACGATGAACGGTCGTCGTGGTACTCGACCAGCGGGGGGCCGAGCCAGCACATCGGCGACCGGCTGACGATCACGGTGGGGTTGATGACCGACGGGAGCCGTAGGTACGACAGAGGTGCCCGGTGCGTCAGGTCGATGAAGGCGTCGTGGATCTCCACTTCCGACGACAGCCGTCCGTACAGGTAGCTGGTACCGCTGAGCGTCCCTGTCAGTTCGACATATCCCGCCGGGATCATGTCCAACCCGGTGGATGTCAGGCTGCCCGACCCACTCAAGCTCGCCGATAGGTCAACCTTCGGAGAATCCGTAACCGTCAATATCGCCGTGAACGAACTGACGTTGGCAAATACCCCGGAGAGATTGACTTCGGCCATGGTCAATCCTCGTTCAGTTGGAGCGCTCCCGCAATGAACCGAGCCGTCTCGTTGATGCCGATCGTCATGCCGGGAATCTCTCCCCAATACAGGAGATTCCCCGCTGCGAGATCATCGAACAGACCGATGGCGATGATCGCTCCCCAATCGGATATGGCCTTGGAGTAGAGGATCTCCACGCTGTTGGTCGTGGATCCATTGACGGGGACTGCCCACTTACCGGAGGTATCCACACGGGCATACCCGCCGCCGGTCACCTCGGTGCCGCCTCCGATGTCGGTCGGGGGCGCTGTGTAGAGAGCGAGGTAGGGGCCGTTGGCCCCGTCACCGAACGCGCCAGTCTGACCTGTCGCCCACTTCAGTTCTTCATTCTCCAGATAATCAGACTTGGACATTCACGCCCCCGGAGCGGCCATCGCCTGCACCTGCGACAGGATCATCCCGTCGGTGATGACGGCTTCGTCCAGACCGGGCTGGTAGTTCGGGTCGGCTTCGTGCGTCACCTTGGCCGACTCCCACGCGTCGTCCCAGCCGGGAGCCGAGGCCCAGTCACGCCGGTTCTCGTAGGTCCACCGGTCGGGGTCGGTGCCGCCCGCGTCTTCCTCGGCGGCAGCCTGAGCCACCCGAGCGTTCATGTGCGGATCGTTGGCGATTTCATTCTGGGTCAGGTAACTCATGATTCCTCCATCAAGTTGGCAAACACCATGTGGTCATGACAACAATGCCATCTCCACCTCTACCGCCTGAACCACCGTTGCCCACATCGTTGGTCGCTCCACCGCCGCCACCACCAGCAGAACCCCGAACACCGCCGCCACCATTACCAGCGTCGCCAACGGTGGATCCGCCACCGCCACCACCGCCACCGAACCCAATCAACACTCCCGGTGGCCCGACATCGGTTACTCCGGGGTTACCGGTATTTGCAGTCCCACCAGACGGTGATGACGAACGAGGCGTGTAACCGCAAGATCCACCATTCGCCGCGACATTCGCCGTGGTAACGCCACTGCCGGAACCTCCGCCACCTGCCCGAGCACCGTTAGGTGAGGACGCTCCACCGATGAGGGATCCAGCGGCACTCGATGCATGTCCAGAACCGCCATTGAACATGCCACTGCCGCCCTGTGCTCCTGTACCGCCTACGCCTAGACCTCCACCACCGCCTCCATAACCGCCTCCGGCGATTAGGTAATAGAAGGCCGACCACAGATTTGACTGAGCACCGGGCGAACCAGCAGTTCCATTGGTGTCATTGGCGGTGGCACCAGCTCCGCCGTTGCCGCCATAACCAACCGAGACTGACATGGTCGCTGGCAGGAGCGCCGCATCGAGGATCGTCTCGGCGTAAGCACCGGCACCTCCACCACCACCGCCGCAGCGGGCAGTACCAGCAGCGCCCTTACGACCACCACCGCCACCACCGCCACCGCCCTGAAGCTCCACCAGAGTGCGAACCGCACCCGGCGGCTTCGTCCATGTGTTGTTGCCAGATGCGGTGAACACCTGCATATCCACCGTCAGCCCGCCGCCACCACCAGCACCGGCCACAGCCGTGTCGACGTACAGCTTGTTAGTCAGGTCGTCAGGGACAGTCGGTACTGCTGCTGCCCTCGCCGTTCCGAATACGGCGAAGTTGCCGGGAATGGAGGTGTTGTTAGAACCGTAACCGAGCACGATCTCACCGGCGTTCATGGCAATCGCCATCTCACCAATCGCCGTAGAATTAGAACCCCGAGCCTCGGCCTTCCACCCGATTGCAGTTCCCTGCTGAGCAGCTTTTGCCTCATATCCAACAACAGTCGCTCTGGCTGAGAGGCCGGAGCTGCCGTACAGGTTGGCAGAACCACCGATAATGGTGTTGCCCGTTCCACTCGTAATAAGTTGTCCTGCTGCGTTACCGACGAGGGTGTTGTTATTCGCAGTACTGATAGCGCTACCAGCACTCGTACCCACACTGGCATTCGCGTATCCAGTGGTCAGGGCCATCAGGGATCCCATACCTACGGCAACATTGCCGCCCGGTCCTGAAGTTGAATCCTTCAAAGCAGAAGTACCAACCGCAACATTGTTACTTCCAGCGTCTGAGGTACGCAGAGCCTGATAACCAATAGCTACATTGTTGTTACCAGTTGTAATCGCAGTCCCAGCCAACTGACCTACCGCTGTATTTCCCAGCCCACCAGCTACGACTGTGAGTGCCGAGTCACCTACCGCCGTGTTCCGCTGACCAGCGATGCCAGTCGGAATGGATCTGGTGCCGAAGGCGGTGTTCCACAGAGCGTCGGACTCTGGCGCGCCAGCGGCGACCGTGGTGTCGACGTACGCCTTGTTCGTCAAGTCATCCGCATCGGTCGGTGCTGGTGGTGACTTCACCTTGCCGAAGAAGGTGGAAACGGTAGCGCCGCAGTTGAAGCCGTCAACCACGTTCACGGTGGAGAGGACGGTATGGGCGTAGCCGGTGTAGCTCCCGATCACGGTGAGGGTGCCGGGTATCTCAACATTCTTGAGGGCTGAACCGATCACATACTGGTTGCTGTTGACGGCAACGGCGGAATCACCGAGCGCGAGCGAACCGTTGGCGCGAGCCTCAGCCCCGGTCCCGATCGCAGTCGAAGCATGAGCAGCCTTGGCGTTGTTACCAACGGCAACTGTGAAGCTGGCATTGGTGGACGATCCATACAGACCGGAGTTGGCACCAACCGCAGTGTTGCTACCGGCGGCGAGGTCAGCCGTAAACAGGGCATTGAAGCCAACCGCGGTGTTGTTGGCACCAGTCGCCAACGTCCTCAGAGCATCCTTGCCGACAGCAACATTGTTGCCGCCGGTACTGGTATATAGGGAATTGGTCCCAACAGCGATATTACCAGTCCCCACCGTATTGGTATATAGGGACGAATCTCCGATGACTACATTGTCACTTCCTGTCGTGGTGTTATATGCAGCAGCACAACCGGAGACGATGTTCTTAGATCCTGAGGTCACATACCTGAGGGACCACGATCCCACGGCGACATTTTTGTAACCTGTCGTTAGGCGATTCAGAAGGTCGTAACCAAACACAGTGTTGTCGGTAGCCCCGGCAGGAACCGGATCCGGCGTGGGGAGGCCGTAGACCGTGTTCCGATTCGCATCGGACTCGGGCGGCAGAGTGGGTACGGTGCTGGCGATCGTGTTGTCGACGTACTGCTTGGTGGCCGCTTCCAGCGGAGCCACCGGATCGAGCGAGAGGGAGACGGTGCCTTTCATCGCCGTTGCACATCCGTTGGTACCGATGCGGACCTGTCCGGTGTCCTTGTTGATCGACATGCCCAAATGTCCGGCGTTGTTCCAGAACGCAAACTTTCCGGTGTCGGCACTGAGGACGCCCATCACCGCACCGTCAACCGAGAAGGTGAGGGCACCCGTCCCGACACCCTCCACACCGACGGCAGCAGGACCATCGGCATCGACGTACTCGATGCCACCTGCACCATCGTCGGTCCAGTACGACTCTCCGCCAGCCCCCGCTACAGCCGTGTCGACGTAGTCCTTGCGGGTCAGATGAGCCGGATCGGTCGGAGCGGCGGTAGTCGCCGAGACGTTCGTAAACGTCGGCTGAGCGGCGGTCCGCATGTCCTGATTGATCCGAGAATCGCCGAGGATCTGCAACGACACCGGACCGCCTGTGGTGGCGGTGCGGAGGGTCAGGGTGGCATCAGCCGAATAATCAACGTCGGTGGTGAGCGTGAGCGTGTTGGTGTTGGTGGGGTCGTTGAGCAGCAACCGCGGGGCACGAAGGTTGCCAGTTACAGGGTCAGCAGTGGCAGGAGAGTTCGTGATGGTCTTGCCGGTCGTGTCGGCATACACAGCCAACTGATTGGCAACAGATGCCGCAGGACCGAGTACGTCACCAGTACCTGAACCAGCAGGACCGGCTGGGCCGATCTCACCCTGAATGCCCTGCGGACCTTCCGGCCCCTCGGGACCTTCGGGACCTTCGGGACCGGTGGGACCGGTGGGGCCGGGAACGGTTGAGTCAGCTCCGGTTGCTCCGATCGGGCCTTGGATGCCCTGCGGGCCTTCAGGACCCGTCGCACCAGTTGCGCCAGTCGGTCCCGTCGGACCGGGCACGGTGGAATCAGCACCCGTTGCTCCGGTGTCGCCCTTGACGCCCTGCGGACCTTCAGGACCGGTGGGACCGGGCACGGTCGAATCAGCACCGGTCGCTCCGGTGGCACCCTGCGGGCCGATGTCACCCTGAGGACCCTGCGGTCCCGGCACGGTCGAGTCAGCTCCGGTGGCACCGGTAGCGCCGATGGGACCTTGAGGTCCAACGTCTCCGGTATCTCCCTTCACGCCTTGGATGCCCTGCACACCCTGAGGTCCGACAGGACCGGGGACTGTGGAGTCAGCTCCGGTTGCGCCGGTCGGACCCTGTGGACCGACGGTCGGGATCTCTGCCCACACGCCGCCGTTGTTGACCCGGAGCGTGATCGGCTCGTTCGGGTTGTACCAGAGGTCGTACCCCATCCCCGGATCGGTGGGGGAGACGATCACCTCATCGCCGCTCGGGATCTCGGCGGCATCCTCGATGATGACGAGCGCTCCCGGCGGGAACTTCGGCGTCTGCTGGTCATCGATGAAGGTGGCGGGGATGGTCGTCCAGTAGAGGAGGTTGCCTCCCACCGGGGCGTCGAGCAGACCGATGGCGACGAGGGTCCCGAATCCTGAAGCTCCGGTGGCCTCAGGAAATATGACCTCTGTCTGGTTCCTCGCCGCCCCGTCGAACGGCTCGGTCCACTTGCCGTCGGTGTTTACGCGGGCGTAGCCGTTGCCCACCACCTCGGTCCCGCCACCGACATCAGAAGGGATGTCGGTGTAGAGGGCGAGGTACGGACCGTCGACACCGGGGCCGAGAGTGCTGTCCTGCCCGGTGACCCATAGGAGGACTTCATCTTCAAGATGATCGCTCTTGGACATTCGCCTCCCCCTATGTCAGACCAGCGTCGTGGCGAAGGTGGCGGACATGAGGACACCGATGTCATCGGGGGTCTGATCGCTCGGTCGTCCGTACCGGGGCCAGCGGATGTTCAGGATCCCGTTGACGGCGGGGGACGGCCCGCCGAAGTCCACGAAGCAGAGGGGCCGCTTGTCGCTGTCGAGGTAGATGAGGGCACCCGTGATCTCGGCTGCCACCGTGTTGCCTTTGTCGTCAAGGCGGGCACGGACGAGGGTGACATTGTCGACCCACACATCTGGGATCAGATATACCGAACTACCGTCGTACGGATCGTCGGTCTGGGCCTCGATGATCTTCGACGGACGGGAACCCGGTCCGATGTTCGGAGTCGGGGGAGCACCGCCACCGCTCGGGAAGATGCCGCCGATGGGGATGGACGGGGCACCCGACGGGGTGCTGGAGACGACCTCGACCATGGGGCTGATGTAGGGCGCAGGGTCATTGACCGAATCCCAGATGCCCTCGCCGTACCGGTCGGTGCTGGTGGCGTAGATGTTGTGGGGCTGGGAGTTGACGTAGTTCCGGTACGACGGCGACCCGGAGTAGAAGGCGACCTTGACCAACTCCTGCGAGAAGTCGAAGGGGTTGCCGTTCGTCAGACCGGCGAAGGTGTGGAGGAACGATCCCTGTACTGGTTCATCCATCGAACACTCAGTTCTTGATGAAGTAGTTGATAGTCATATATGCCTGCTGGTTACTCACCACGGACTGCGACGATCCGGTCTTGGACACCGACACGGTGTGGGTGTGGTGAGCAGCATCACTGGTGGAAGCGGTGTGGGCGTGCTCACCAGCGCCAGCGAGAGTGATTCCCGTCGTCCCGTTCAAGGTTCCGGGGTTGGACCCAACCGCCACACCCTTGTCGGGTTCCGTGTTCGGATCCGGCCAGAAGTGACGGGCGATATCCCACGCCTGCTGGCGACCGAACACTCCGAACGGCCCGCCCCACTGGTTCGAAAGGAACTGCGTGAAGGGGTGGGGGTACCAGTTGGGGTAGTGGACGTGGCCCGGATCGTTCACACCGTGACCGTGCCACCCGGCGGTATTGGTGGCGACATCATGACGGTGTCCACCAGCGGAGCCGATCGTGACCGTGTGGTCGTGACTCGGAAGATGGCTCTGGTCGAGTGTGTAGGAGTTCGACCCACCCATCTCACCGATGAGTCCGGGGGTCTTCGCCCCCATCAGGACCCGCTCCCTGAGGTCGGGAAGGACGAGCCGCCCGTCCTGCTGCCACGACGGCATGAGGGTCCAGAGCTGACCGGCCTCCTCCTGCGACACGGTACGACCGTCGCAGAGGAGCCACGCACCGTCGAGCCACGGATGAGCAGCGCCGAGGACCGAGGACATGATCGTCCCGGTCGGGTAGCCATCGGGGACGAGCAACTCCCACTCGCCGATGCTGTTCTTCACATAGATGTGCCCGCCATCCTGATCCTGATAGATCGCTCCCGTGGAGCCACCCGTGCTGGTGTTCGGAGGACCGTGTCCCCACTTGAGGTTGGCGGCGTAGATGTTGCCGCCGAAGTTGCCCTCAAGGGTGATGTTCAGATTCCGACCGGCGAGGTTCTCGGCGTAGAGCGTCTCGATGATCGTCAGCCGACGATTCCCCTCGGGCGTGATCGATGCCCCGTTGGAGAAGAGCATCTGACCGCCACCACGGATGGTGAAGTTGGTCTGACCGGTCGTCGGGTCGGTGACCTGAACGAACGGCTCCGACGGAGTGGCGACACCCTTGGCACCGGAGAGCAGGAAGACCCGCTTGTCGGTGACGTACTCCTCAACGTCGGTGACCGTGGCCCAGTTGGTCAACCCCGCCGGGATGTACGCCGAGGCGAGGACCAGCATGTCTTCGGGGATCTCGGGGAAGACCGGACGCAAGTTGTTGCTCAGCCCCTGCACGATGTGGAGCTGGGGGATGCCGCTCGCCAACCGGTACCCGACGAGGTCGAAGCGGGGGTAGTTGGAGGAGGACGGCGGGATCTTGATGGCGGTCCCGTCGATCTTGGTGACGTAGACCTTGCCCTGAATCGCGAAGACGTTGACGGAACTGACGATCGAGAACTGGTTGCCGTTCAGGACGTAGTCACACCCGAGCCAGACCCCGTAGGTCTGGTGGCCGAGGATGTCGAAGTCGCCCGCATCTGGCTCTGCGATGAACGAGGACTTCGTGGCGTCCGCAGCATTGGGGATGATGAAGCCGGGACGAGCCACGGATTACTCCTCAGTCATTCTGACCCGAAGCCCATGCCGACCCATCCCAGAAGTAGGACCGACCGTTCTTCAGTTGGATGTACTGACCAGTGCTCCATGGATCACCTTCGTACTCCAAGGCATCCAGAACCGTCTTCGACGGTACCACCCAGCCCGTCTCGGGCTTGTCAGGATCGAGATGAAATGGCGTGGGCGCAGAACCTTCGGAGATCTCGGCGAGGAGCATCCCCAATGACAGGCGGACACGGGTCAGTGCATCCTCGACGGCGGCGGCGAAGTCACGGAACGTCTGGGGCGTGATGGCCCCGTTGGTGTTGTCGGCGAACGGGCCGTCGTCAGCCGCCCAGTTCTCGACGCCCGTCACGAACTCCTTGATGCCAGCCAACCGTTCCTCGGGTTCGGACATCAGGCAATTCCCTTGGCCCAGTCCTCGCCGTCCCAGTGGACGTTGCCCGTTCCGATGGCGACGTGCTCACCCTTCTTCCACTTCTTGAGCGACTCCATCTCCAGCTCGATCTCGCGCAGTGCGCTGATGTTCTCGGGGACGGCGCAGCCCTTCGGGAGGAACTCGCCCGGATCACCGGGGACCACCTCGGTTGGAGGGGTGCCATTTCCTGAGGTCGTGTCGGCCTCAGGTTCCGGGTCCCCTGCGGCGGCGGTGATGACGAACGGGACGGAGTTGGACTCCTCGTCGTTCGGGTTGCGGACGGTGAAGTTCACCGTCCCAGCGGTGGCCGGGGTGAAGCTGACCGTCAACGAGGTCGCCGACACGAAGGTCGTCGGACGATCCTGCTGGGCGATCTCGACCACCGAACCTGCTTCGAACAGCGTTCCGGTGACCGTGATGGTCGAGGCTGACGCTGACACCGGCAGAGTGTTCGGAGAGAGCGTGTTGATGTGCGGGTCGTTGACTCCACCACCTCCGCCGCCTCCGCCGCCCTGACCGAGCATCGAACTTGGCATATGGACGCTGACAAGACTCATGTTGACCCTCTCTCGGAGGGCAGGGTCAGTGCCAGACCTTGCCCAGTGTCTCTAGCTCCAGCGCCACTTCCAGCGGCACCCTGTAACGGTTTCCCTGCTTGAAGGTGAATCGACCCCGGACGCCACCGCTGATGTAGGACATCTCTTCGATGTCCTCGGTCACCCGGATCTCGACCATGCGAGGGGGCTGTGGACCGGTCTTGGCGACCGACCCCTCGGCACGAGGATCCTGCACACCGTCCACGATGACCTGATCGCCACCGCCCATGACGTTGTTGAGGGTGCCGATCCGATCGGCCACCTCGGCGGGGGTGGCTTCTTCCTGAACCTTGACACGTTGGGTTGCTGCCATATTGATGCTCCAGTCGAGAACTACGAGTCGGGGGGCGGTTGCCCGCCCCCCGACCAAGGGACGATCAGATCGCCACGTCCATGTCGGTGCGGATCTTGACGACGGCGCTGTCGGTGATCAGGCCGAAGCCCCAGATCGAGTACCACGCCAGCGCGTGCTCACGACCGAAGTCGAGGACACCACCGTCACGAAGCTCGACGGGCAGCGACACGGCGTGACCGAAGGCGTTGTCACCGAGCAGGATCGCTTCCAGACCGAGGTCGGAGGCGGGCGTGACCGGATCGAAGCCGTCGTAGCTGGCGGGCCACTTCTGGTCCCAGCCGGGAACGGGCAGCTCACCGGGGTTCTGCGCCGAGGGAACGGTACCGGGATCGGCACCTTCGATGTCCGCACCACCACCGGGGGTGTTGTGGTCACCGACGAGGCCGGGAGTACCGACACCACCGAGGCCGGGAGCGCCGACACCGAGGACCGGGTCGGTGCCATCGGGATCACCACGCCAGTCGAGCGGCGAGTTGTCCCTGTAGGACTCCAAGATGCCCGGACTCGGCGAGCGGACCGCACCGATCTGGGTCGTCTCGATGAAGACCACGTCGTAGAGCCGACCGATCTCGCCGAGCATGAAGTTGCCGGGGGCCGCGTACTTGCT